AAACCTCGAAGGGGCAAACCTCACAGGGGCAGACCTCGCTTATGCAAACCTCGAAGGGGCAGACCTCGTTGGGGCAAACCTCGAAGGGGCAGACCTCGTTGGGGCAAACCTCGAAGGGGCAGACCTCTATCGTGCAGACCTCGTTGGGGCAGACCTCGAAGAGGCAAACCTCGAAGGGGCAGACCTCGTTGGGGCAAACATCTTTGGTACGATTCTTGAGAAGAAGAAAACTGTTTCTTCTCCGGTTTCTTCTGTTTCTGCAACTTTTGGTGATGAGCTCAATTCTTCCCAAGTGAATAAAAGCCTTTAGTTCTCAGGTTCGATCTGGTACACTGGTTTCAGAAAGAGAGAGGAAACTCGATGAGCAACTACTGGAGTCATACCAATCCCCGTGCGTTTGAGAACATGACTCGTCGCAATCCTGTTCGTAACCTCATGATGGAGTGCCCCGTGTGCAAGGGGCATGGAGCCTTCCATCTCTCTCACAACCCCGACACCCGCAACGGGTGTTATCCCTACTTCGATGCCTCTTGCGGACAGTGCAACGGTTGGGGCTACGTCGATCCCAACTCCATCGACGCTTCCTGCATCCATAAATGGAAGGGTTTGTCCTACGAAGAAAGCAAGGCCCGTGGACTCCGCACGGGACGCAGCTACTCTAACTGCGTATGCAATAACTGTGACACCGTGATGGGTGTTGACTCCAGCGACTGAATCTAGAAAGGAGGGGGGCGCATTCCAGAATAACGCCCAATCGCAGGAAAAGGTTTTAGAAACCCAACCCCGCCTGATAAGGTAAGAGCATGGAAACGAAGAAGAGCGAGTGGAAGGTTGTTCCTGAGTCCTCGATCTGCCTGAACTTCTGGTGCTCTGACTGCAAGGACGTTGTGCCCGTTGGGCCGGAAGACTTGGGTATCGGTGGAGCTCCCATGTGTTGCGAGTGCGACGTGGAGATGGAGTTTCATAGCGTCGAAGTGAACGTTGCGGCGCTCTGAAAAGGTTTGAGAATCCCAACACCATCTGCTAGAGTAGATTCACAGGGAGAACGGAACATGAGGAAGAACAAGATCGACAAGATTTCTGCTGTTGCCAAGCGCACGCTCGATGGGATGGGAGTTCTGGACGACGTTGAAATGTATAACGACGACAGTGCTCTTGGCAAGATCAACAGTAAGCATCCTTGGATTTGTGTCCTGTATTCGTATGAGGATGGATACACGATTTTCTCTTGCACAGATGAACAAGCGACGAAGAAGTCCATTGAGTTCTTCAACAGGTCGGTGTGGGCAGACGAAAATCCCAGAATCTCTTTCATTTCGATGGAAACGGGCAAGCAGAAGCGGCCAAAGATCCTCATGGATCACTCAGGAATGATTCGAGTGGAAATTGTTTGAGAATCCCAACACCATCTGGTAGAGTCGAAGCATCAGAAGGAAGGAACAAGACACCATGAAGACCTCCTCGACCCGCCTCGCCAAGAGCATCAACACCTTCTCCAAGCAGATCGCCAAGCTCGCTGCTTCCCTCAACAATGAGCAGCGCCAGAACCTCATCGACATCCTCACCCGTGAGTTCACCTTCGTTGCCTCTATCCCTGCCGTGGCGTCGGTGCCTTTCACCACTACCCTCAACTCCTCGCTTGTGCGTGGCTTTAGCTACAACGCCTCCACCCAAAACCTCACCGTGAACCTCACCAGCAACCGCTCCTACATCTACCACAACGTCCCTGCGTCCGTTGTCGAGGAGTTCGCCAAGGCCGAAAGCGCCGGAAAGTTCTTCAACCAGAACATTCGCAACAAGTACGATTGGGCCGAGTTCTGAAATAAAAGGTTTTAGATCTAACCCCGGCTCTGGTACACTGGTTTCAGAAAGAGAGAGAGACAACATGGCGACGATGCAAGAGATGGTTTCTGCGGTCAAGACCTATGCCATCGCTCACTACAACGAGGGAGGTTGGGATAGCATCGTTGAGTGCTACTCTGATTCGGAGCTCGCAGAAGAGATTGAAGAGGGAAAGTGCTCCTCCGCCTCGGAGGCTATCGCTTACGTAGGCAAGGGTTGCAACGTTTGGGATGATTATCGCCGGGATATCGAGGCCACTGCTTTCTGAAAGTCTCATACCGGGGAGCGCATGGTATAAACGCTCAATTCTCCAAGAAAAGCTTTTACTTCCGCAACTCAAACTGATAAGGTAGGAACATGAAGAACGGAATCAGAGACGGTCCCTGAAAGCTCTCCTAGTTCCAAGAGTAACCCGCAAGGGTTGAACTGGGGCAAACCTCGAAGGGGCAAACCTCGATTATACCGGGGAGCGCATGGTATAAACGCTCAATCTCCAGAAAAGACTTTAATTCCAAAAGGCAATCTGGTAGAGTAGATTCAGAAAGGTAAGAAAATCAAATGTGCCGCTGCTGCAACAACCCCGGTTTTTCGATCATCTTCAACGTTAGGGGAATCTCTGGGACTCGTTTCACTGGCCGTGTTTTTATCAAAGGCACGACCATCTGCAACGACTGTGCCAACCTTTTCACTAACGCTTGGTAAAAAGATTTTAGATTTTCAAACCCTTCTGGTAGAGTAGATTCAGAAAGAGAGAAGAAGAGATGAAGACCAGCAAGAGCATCGTGGCCGAGATCACCAACACCTTCAACTTTGGCCTTGATGTGACTTACGAAACCGGTCGTCGGTGGAAGCCTTCTAAGCGTGAGATCACCAACAATGGTGTCTCTGTCACCATGGGCCACGGTATCACCACCACCATCCCTTGGTCGCACTGCAAGCTGGTTGAAGTAACCAAGGCCACCACCACCGTCGTCGAAGAACGAATCATCACCGTCTGAATAAAAGGGTTTAAAAACCCAACACGGTCTGCTACACTGGATTCAGAAAGGCAAGGCAATCATGCTCCTCAAGTCGCACAAGACCATCCTCGACGCCTTCTACGCTCGCAGCAAGCAGACCGTTGTTGACTATGATGATCTGCCCGCCAGCGTCCGGTTTGCTCTCGAAAAGGTCAAGAACACTGAAACGCTCTGGTGCGATTCGGTGCGATATCTGGGCGATCTGGCAACGAAGGATCTGATCGCCCTCCACGGTAGCTGGTAAAAAAAGAAAAGGGTTTAGAACCCTTCCCCGGTCTGCTACACTGGATTCAGAAAGCGAGAGAGAGAAAACATCATGAGCGCCAACACCATCTGGACCGCTGACCGCATCGTGAACCTCCTCAACACCAACAACACCGCCGTGGAGCGTGCCATCATCGCTCTCTACAATCGCCAAACCGCCGACGAAAAGATCGCCCGCAACACCTGTCACCACAATACCGTTGGCTTCTCCGCCGCCGACGCCAAGACCGGTACCTACCTCGCCAAGTGGCTCCTCTCCGGTAAACACCTCGATGGCAAGTTTCTTGCCAAGGGACGCAACATCGCCATCAAGTACCGCCGTCAACTCTCCGAGATCGCTGCCGAGAAGACCGCCGCTAGCTGAACCATAAACACAGAGGGGAGCGCATTCTGAAATCACGCTCAACATTATCCAGAAAAAGGTTTTAGAAAACCCAACCCAAAAGCTAGAGTAGAACCATGAAGTACGGAATCGAACTGGAATGCTGGTTCCCCTCCAACGGCAACAACGCCTTCAACACCGCAGCAGATCTCATGCGTGCGGCTGGCCTCACCGGCTTTGAAGCCAAGTACGATGGTTCCCTCTACAATGGTCCCTCCGGTTTCGCCGGAATCGAATTCGTCTCCCCGATTCTCGATTCCGACAACGCCTCGCACACCGCTCAAGTACAGGCACTCTGTGCCATGCTCCAGAACGCAGGATGCCGTGTGGACCGACACTGTGGCTTCCACGTTCACCTCGACGCCGCCACCCTCTCGACCGACGATGTGAAGCGAGTGTTCGCCCGCTACACCGACGCCGAGGGCGAGATCGACGCCTTTATGCCGGGAAACCGTCGTGGCGACGCTACTACCTACGCCAAGAGTGGCAAGAACCATACCGCAGCAGTCAATGCTGCCCAAACCAAGACCGCCCTCGCCCGTTCCCTCCCCGACCGTTACTTTCGGGTCAACCTTGCTTCCATGGATCGTCACGGCACGCTGGAGTTCCGGCAACACTCCGCAACCATCAACGCTAACACCGTACTCCGTTGGGTTAGCTTCCTCGTACAATTCGTCAATGCCTCCCGTGTCCAACCCGTTGCTACGGCTGCCGTTGCTGTTCCCGTGATCCGTCGTCGGGGCCGTCAACCTTCCGCTACCGGCATCCCCGCAGGTATGCAGAAGATCCTCAATGCCTTCATGGCTGCGGGCACGAGCCTTCGACTCTCCGCTCTGGTAGCAGCAACGGGTCTGACACCTAACAGCGTGCGTGCCTATATCTCCACCCTCAAGACCCAGCATGGCATGAATATTGGAAAGAGCCTGCTCCAGAATAGCTCCACCGATCCCCTGTACGTCTGGCGCAACATGGGTGCCTCGCCCCGTACCTCTACCGCTCGCTCCACCGTTGCCACGGTCCCTGCTACCCTCACCCTCTGGTCTGGAATCGATAAGGCTATCGTCGCCCACTACCAAGAGCGTGCCATGGAACTCGCAGCCTTCGCTCGCTAGAGCTTAGGTCTACCCGTCCAGAGCCTTCAAACCCTCTGGACGGGCAACCCATCCCCTCCGTACCCTAGAACGCTCCATAACCCCAGAATTGGCGTTTTCAATAGCGCCAAACAAACGGCTTCTCCAACTGGCTCTGGCAGTATCGCTAGAGCCAATTCCTTTTCAACCCCCGCCAGAACCAGCAATATCGCCAAGGCAGCAACAAGAACGCAGATAAAGGCAAAAAAGGGATTGTTTCAAAAAAGCTTCAAATACAGATATCCCGTGAAGGTGTCCTATCCTAACCCTTGAAAACAAAAGGAAAAAAGAGCAGGGGAAAGCAGGGGGGAGGTGAAGTCCCCTAAAATCCCTTGAATCATAGCAATCCCCCCACGGCATCCTCGCCCATGGCATCCTAGTGTACCCCCTACCACCCCCCCTCATAGCCCGCCCGTATCAGATACCCCCCGGCCCTCCCCACCTGGGGGGGAGGCCCCCCGGCCATGATATGCTGGGGCAGCAGGAGGTTTGAGGGCTAAGCCCCCGCATCTCGCAAAGACTTTTTTTCTTGGACCCTTTTTTGTTGGTTTCAATTTTTTTGGGAAAAATTTTTCTGGGGAAAAAAATCTTTTTGGAAATTTGTTATATTTAGAGTTTGATAGCTTTGTGTTTCTCTCTAAGGACTAACGGCGTCGTTGACTAGATATGAGTGACGAGAGAGGGATAAGGGGATCAAGTCAGTTTAGGGTGGAAACCGAGCCACCATCGAGGTTAGCCCAAGGGATATAGATGCCCGAGGGCTTTAAGTGTTTGTTGTTTAGTCGAAGAATACAAGGGTTCCTTCGGCACCTGAACGACGGATACCGATGTTTCCTGCATGGAAGTCACGGATACCTTTGCCACGGAGTTTCCACATACCTGTTATTAGGTTTTCGTACCAATCTGATCTTAGTCTTAGTTCTTCTCCGATATCCTTGATTAGTTCTTTTTGATCATCGTCGAAGGGATCTTGTGAGAGCAAGTCTTGGAGGTTATAACCGACGATGAACTTTTCTGCTATGGCATCTAGGAAGAGTTCCATTTCTAGTTCATTGTCTGGTATTTCTAGTTTTTCCATGATTATCCAGTTGATTTCTTGGTTATGGAATTTGAAAGTACCTTGGTCATAGATCATAGGGACGTAGTTAGCGATGCTTTCATTATTGGAAGAGGATTCACGTACAGTTGTTTGTGTGGTTGATGGGGGAGGAGATTTTGTTGGGATTGGTTTTCCATACAGGTCTGCTGATGCTTTTTCTGCACGTTTTTTGGAGGAGAACGTTGTGTCCCAAGGAGTTTCCAGTTCAAGTTTAAGGATTTGGTTGTTTCCGAGGGTGAAGGCATCACCTTTGGAGCCACCTCCGAGGTGTTCAAAGGTTTCTGCATTTTTGGTTATTCTATCAAAGGTGTTTTTGTTTTGTTGATAGAAGTCTTCGGTTAGTTTTTGGTAGGTTGGGTAACTGTTTGCGGTGGCGATTTTTTTTAGTTCTTTTTTTGTATCGCTGTCGGAATTTTTCATCATATCTGTTAAAGCTGATATGATTTGATTATGGGTTGGGGATTCAAAGAGGAGTTTATATAGTTTCATGTTGGTATGTAGCTAATTAGGTTTTATGAACAAAATTACGAATAAAGATCAACGTCGAGAGTTGGTTGATGGATTAATGAAAGGGATAGAGTCCGAGTTCTCTGGAGTTGATATTTGGTTGTCATATGACAAGTTTACCGACTCTGTTGTGTTGTCAAAGATAGTGATTGATAAGAAGTTAAGGGGCAAGGGGATTGGTAGTGCTGTTATGAAGCGTATAACCGATTTTGCTGACAGTAATGGGATGAAGGTTGTGCTTACCCCGTCTAGTGATTTTGGTGGCTCTGTAGGGCGTTTAAAGGGGTTTTACAAGGGGTTTGGGTTTAGGGATTATCGTGGATATGAGCACAGAGAGACGATGGAGAGAGGTCCAGTTATGAAGTTATATGAGATATTGTTTGAAAATAAAGAAAGAAAAGATCCTAAAGAATTAATAGATCTTATAGTGTCACAATTGACGGATGATTTACGTAGAGCGCCATATAAGGGTGATCCTAATCCATTAACGGGCCATTGTTATGTTGCGAGCGAAGCTTTATTATACTTGTTGGGATCAGATGAATGGAAGCCTTGTAATATATCTCATGAGGGAAGTCCTCATTGGTATTTAAAGAACAAAACAACTGGGGAAATATTAGATCCTACGGCTGGTCAATTTAAAACTCCTGTTCCTTATGAGTTGGGTAAAGGAAAAGGCTTTTTAACAAAAGAACCCAGTAAACGAGCAAAAGAATTGTTAAGGAGACTTAATTCTTTATGAAACTATCAAAGATATTGTTTGAGAGTGATGTATATCGGTTAGATTCCCAGCGGATTAAGAGTTTCAAAGATTCATTGAGAACATACGCTCACTCACCGGATTGGACTGAATCTGGGATATCTGGTGAAGATGAAGAAGTTCCCGAGGGAATGCAAAGAAGCAAAGTATTGTTTGCTGTTGGGGATATAAAGGATGTTGTTCCATATATGGCTCCAAGAGAGATACCTCGCATATGGACGGAAGACACATTATATTTCAACAAGGGTGATGAACGTGTTTTAAGAGGTCACAGTGCATGGTTGAGTGTTTTTGATGGTGATCGATTCAAGTATATGGCTAACAGCAACGAATATGTTAGTGACAATCCCGGTGATCCTATAAAGCAAATGCAGGTAAAGGATGCTGTTGGTTTTATGGAATTGAATGGTTATCGGGTTGAATTTGTGGATAATGTAGGTGAGAAGGCTGCGGAGTTTGATAAGGATGGTATTGAATATAATGCAGAGGGAGTATGAGGTTAAGTGAGATATTGTTTAGGGAAACGAGTTATAATCTTACTCGTCGGGATGTTGGAGGCTAGCTTCTGAGAAAAGGATCGGATATAGCTTCATGAGCTATAACTAGTTTATGGGTGTGCAGCTTGTTCGAATCCATGCTGTAGTAAAATCACCTGTTCTAGAGCAAACATATGTTTCTCTATCTGTTCTACTACGCACACAAGATCCTACGTTAATATCTCTTGTAAGAGTTGTGCTATAGCACGTTGTAGGTGTTTGTTCTGGATTTATAACGGTTAAAGGATAGCTCATTGCACAACGAAGCATTCCACGTTCCCATACCCCATCACTTGCACAGGTATACCATTGACGATCTGATCTAGCTTGCACGCAAGTATCTGCTGGAACGAATCTTGCTAGTGTTGCGCTATGACATTGTTGTACCGGAGGAAATGAGGATGATCCTACAAAGTATATTGTTCCATCCCATTCCCAATGCCAATCTTCTGAGGGTACTGTTCTACGGAATCCAAAGGATGCTGCATGGTTAATAAGCCAAGAATTTGCTGCTGTACCTAAATCCAACGCAATACCGGATTGGTGATTAGAGAAGCCGGGATAAGCCGCAAGGTTTCCAACACCTCTGCGATAAAGATCATAAAGATAGCGTTGTTGATCCATTGTTCTAAAGCCACTATTAAGAACAAGAGATATTCCACTGGCTCTTGCAGCATTTTGCATACGCATAAATGCTCTTGCTGTGTTTACTTCAATCAGTTTACCTTGAAGGGTAACAACACAAATCGTGCGAGGTACACCGTGATTATAACCTTGAACAGTTCTACAGTTTTCCAGTGCTGCTGCACATTGAGCAATACCTGCTGTTAGGTTCACACAAGCTGGTGCATCATTGATTTCTGGTGCCATCTCTCTTTGTTCTTGTTCAAAATGGCTAATAGCCGCCAGGGATGGTGAACTTTCCTCATCAAGATTATTGATGATTCTAGAGTTTGCACTCTCTTGTTCAGACAATGGATTATCCACAATTGGTGGATACTTGTTGGGGGTTGGTGTTAAAGAGGAGTCTGTTGGGGCTGCACAGGCTGTTAGAAGGAGAACTGTTAGAAGAGTGATGAGGTGTTTCATACTTCTAACTATACCACGAAACCTTTCGGAACTACAATGTTTTTTGTTAGGTGGATCTAGAGGGAGTCGAACCCTCGTCCAGAAAAGCATCGAAACAAATCTACTACGCAATGTAGTTTGTCTTTATACTGTCTCATGACTTCAACAAACAAAACCCATGAGAAGCGTCTTTAGTGTCTTAATCCCGTTTACAAATGACAAATCTAACGAGAAGCAATCTGATTGTTGACAAACCTACAACGTACAGATGGAACTTTGTAGGCCCGTCTAGGTCACTGTATCAAGCAGCGAGAGCTAGAGGTTGTGCGTTATCGTTTGCACTTACGTTTGCACATTGTTAGAGCGGCTATACCCCGCTGTTACGCAATTTGTTCTTATCTTCCCTGTCGAAACCTTTATAGACCCTTATTAGAGCTCCACATATGATCTTACAACCTGTGGTGCTCCTCCATCATCATGTCTAACGATCTCACAGATGGCTGCATAGTTGACACCTAGTTCTTTTTTGATGTAGTCAAGAGCTAGTTTACAATCATAATCTTTACAACTAAACACATCAAGTTGAAAAAACTTTCTCATTTCCCATGTGTGGATTGAGATATGTGAAGTTGAGATAACGACCATACCTGTTGTTCCACCTTCATCCTGAAACTTTCCACCTGATTGAACTGCTGCGAGTTTTTCTGGGTCAAGTTCTACATCTTTGAACACTGGTCCAAAGATGATTTCCATGTCGAGAAGTTTTGTGAGTCCACAGAAAAAGTTGTTTAGATTTTCATGTGAGAATACTTTTGCATCTTCAACTCTTGCATCGATTGTAATGTGTCTACCGGCCATTTATATACCTCGTTTGATTATGGAAAACACATAACTATCAATCAATTTTATAGATCTTGTTTTGATATGCAGAAAATCCAAAATCGCTTTTATCAAACAAGCCTACGACAACATCATTTTGTGTGAGATTTACTTCACCTTTCCATCCCCAGATAAAGCATGTGATTTCTTTGTTTGCTTCTGCGAACAAACGAAGCTTCATGTATGTTTTGCCTGTCTTGGTTTTGGCTAGACCAGCAGAAGCAACGATGCCCCAATAGTTTCCTTTTTCACTCCAGTTATCGATTGATTCAAATCCAAGATCATCAAGTTTCTCACGGGATTCTTTTGACAGAAGAAGATCAAAATCAACTGAACCTGCAAGTTCTTTTGTAAACTCCATTTTCTCTGCCTTGGTCCAATCTTCCATCTCTTGAACTGCGGCAATCGCTGCTTCTAGTTCTACGGTGATATGATTATTCTTCTTGCGTGAAGTGATACGCTTGAACAAATCGTTTTTCTCTACAAGTACCGAATATGCTTGCTTGTAGTTCTTGAATACCTTGCCTTCACCAACAATATCCATTGAACCAAGTGCTTCTAGTTTAATCAAAGTTGTTAGAGCACTCTTGTTAAACTTGCTGTGACGCCATGTGCCATCTGGATTAACCAACAAATCCTTCACCGAATTATATGGACGAAATTGTTGAATTTCCGAAACTGCTGTTTTACCAACATGAGCGAGCGAAGAGAAGCTGGGCACAAGAGTTTGTGGTTTGGTTGGATGAACCACGATCTCATATTCAGACACGTTAATGTCTGGCTTGGTCAACTCATATCCAAGTGCTTTTGCTTCCTTGATTGCAATAGCCTTGGGATCTTCCTTGCCTGTTACTTTGCCCTTAGAGATTGCACAATAATCAATATATGTTGCAATCCATTCATCTGGATAATAAGTCAAGAACCAAGCGCATTGCCATGTTGTGATTGCGTAGCAAACAGCGTGAGACTTGTTGAACGAATAAGCAACAAGCTTTTCCATTTCATCAAAGATATCGCCGCAATCTTCTGCATCAATGTTGTTGGTTTTAGCGCAAGCATCAATAAAGCTCTGACGAAGTTTGTTACGCTCTGCTTGTGCCTTTTCCTTATTGTTGATTTCCTTCTTGGTGAATGCTTTACGGATACCGTCTGTGTCTTCAAGAGGAACACCAGCAAGCTTATGGTAAATCATTTGAAGCTGCTCTTGGAACACAAGAAGTCCAGAAGTTTCTGAGAACACTTCACGAAGCAGTGGATGCTTGTAAATTACATCTTCTGGATTTGAACGGTTATTCAAGAACCGTTGATCTACCTTGAGAGACAGAGGGCCGGGACGGAAGATAGAAGTTGCAACTGCAATATCTGTCACCGACGCTGGCTTCATTTGACGCATAAAGTTTTGAGTTTTGTCGTTGATGAACTGGAAGATACCTGTGTAGTTCCCATTCCAGAAAACATTCTCAAAAACTTTTGAATCAGTCATTGGGTTGTTGTCTGGATGTAGGTTATCCCAGAACCATTGCTTGATTTGTTTGAATGTTGGATGCTTAACGCCTTGCTTTTGCAAGATACGTCGCACACAGTTTTCAAACATACGAAGTGTACCAAGACCAAGAATATCGAACTTGAGTAGACCAAACTCTTCAAGGTGACGGAAGTTTACACCTTCTGGCCAAGGAGTTTGTAGCTCACCACCTGCCTTGATAAGAGGCATACCTTCACGGCTGTTCTCTGTGATGATAACACCCCCAGCGTGCCGTGACAATCCACGCATTTGCTTGAATAACACCTTAATGGTGTTTTGGAATTCTGGATATTTCTCCATTAGATCTTGGAACGTAGGAGAATCATTCATAGCATCTTCGAAAGTTAGCACCCATGTACCACGGTCAAACCCTGGCACAGCTTTTGCTACATCAAGCACTTCCTTTTCAATCTTACCTGTTGCAGCGTTGATTTCTTCGAATGGAAGGTTGTGTAGACGAGCAACGTCTTTGATAAGAGAACGAAGCTGGAGTTGTGCAAAGTTTGTTACAGGAATAACGTTTTCTGAACCGAAGAACTCAATGAGAAGTTTTACTGCACGATCACGGTCAGAGAAGTCAGAATCAATATCGGGAAATGATTTTTTAGACTTAACCAAAAAACGCTCGAAAAGAAGACCAAAGCGAATAGGGTCAACCTGTGTGATGTTCAACACATAGGACAGTAGAGAACCAGCAGCAGAACCACGGCCATTCCCGATAAGCATGTGTTGCCCAGCAATATCCATGATTTTGTGATAAGTCAAGAAATACTTGGCAAAACGAAGATGCTTGATTGTTTCTAGTTCATACTTGAGACGATTTACATAAACGTCATCGGTGTTTCGATTAAGTTTACGAAGACCGTCGATAGCAAGACGCACAAGCTGCTTGAAGGCTACATCATCTTCAGACATGCCCGTAGAAGCCTCTAGGAGTTTATCTAGGGCATTCTTTTCAATTAGACGACCGATACCGGGAAGCTTCACAGAGCGGTCAATAGAAACGTCACCAATAAGGTTGTGAGCGATATCGTAACTTAGTTCGATAGCATCACAAATTTGTTGATCGTCATAAAATGGATATTGTTCTTTGAGTTTTGTATATTCAGACCAAATTTGATCTGCGTTTTTTGGATAGAGTTCGCACTTAAGTTCATCTACAACTTTAGGAAGAGTTTCTGGATCAATTGTTCCCTTGGTTTTAGAAGACCAAGCCATAGCCTTATAGATCTCACGTTCACGCCAATGATTTGGGTTAGAGTAGTGAGAATCAACAGTCATAACGAGTTTTAGACCTGTACGTTTTGAAAGCTCAATAAGATGATAATTGACAAGGTGTTGAGGTCCAAGTCGATTCATCTGTAGTTCAAGATAATAGTTCTCTGGTCCACCAAGAGCATCAACGAAACGATCCGTTACAGTTTTTAGTTCTGTTTGGATTTTTTCCATGTTGTAGTTGGTAACCTTCCAAGTACGCCATTCAACGTTTGGATCTTGGTTATCAAACACAACCTTAGCAAGACGACCACCAATACAAGCCGAAGAAGCAATAATGTTGCCTTTCGCATGACGTTTGAGAATGTCAAAGTCAATACGTGGATATCGATAAAAGCCATCAATATAGCTTTCTGATACCATCTGAAAGATGCTCTTTAGTCCAGTGTTGTTTTTGGGTAGAAGAACAAGGTGATTGCGTTGTTTGATTGGGTCATCAAACTTGTTTTCACGTTTTGTTTCGCTTTCAAGTTCTACAACGGTTCCACCCGCTTCATCTTCTGATACTTCTTTACCGTGTTTAGCATCCATATCAGTTTCTGCATCAGCAAGTTCGTTGCCAATAGAAGCCATGGTTGTTTGAAGTTGTTTATTAGCTTTTTGAACTTGAACAAGCTTACTCCAATCGGAGAGAGAATCAATGAAATAAGCTTCAACACCGGGAATAGCCTTGAACTTTACCCCCTTGCTTTCAAGTTTCTTTAGATGAAGCTGCTGGTGAGAGATACCAGCCATGCTACCATGATCAGTGAGAGCAAGACCATCCATGTTGTTTGATAGGGCATAGTCAATATGCTCTTGTGGAAGCCCAATAGCATCTCCAATAGATCCTACTGTGCTGTGTGCGTGAAGTCCTACGAAACGAGTTGGTTTAATGTTCATAGCCATAGTTTAGCACTATTTTATTCTTTTTTAAAGCCATACTTAGAAAATGGAAGATAACCAATAAGAGAGAGCTATGTTGAAACTATATCCAATTCTTTTTGAAGCAATTGTTGAGCCAAAAAGAAAGAATCCAAAAGATACTTCTCAACTTGGTATTCAGCTTGATAAAGGTATTGATAATATCAAAGCTGTTTATAACGAAGCTGAACCAGAAGAAAAAGATTATTGGGGTCGTTGGTATCACAATGCCAAGCAAGATGTTCAAGAACTTGCTGACAAGTATGGAATAAACTTTCCTGTTATGGCAGCAGTAACCGCTGTTCTATCACCAGGAAATAAATGGGTTGGAAACTTGTTGGCAGCAGAAAGAGTTGCAAAAAAGTTTAAAGATCCTTCTCTGCAAATAAAGATTAATTCTTATCCAATAAACAGTAACAAGGCACTTCAAATACTTCAAACAGGAGATCTTGGACTTGTAACAGGACCAAAGGTTTCTGTGTTTTTTAAGAGCCTTGTAGACCCAGATTCTGTTGCTCATGATCTTGTGTTAGATTCACATGCAATTAATATCTGGAGAGGTATCAAAAGAAACATTAAGCAAACAGAAAAGCCATCAATCGAAACAAGACAAAAGATGGTAAATGATTATAAAGCAGCAGCTTCAGAACTTGGGATTTCTGTTCAATCTCTTCAAGCTGTTACATGGTATATCTGGAAGTATACAACAAATCCACCAATTGTGCCAGATGTAACATTGCCTGTTGAAACTAAACCAACACGTAAAGTTAAAGTATCATCTATTGATCAAACTACGGGCGGGTGATGGTTGTGCGAAGCAATTTGCTTCTTTAGATCTTTTATCTCAGCTTCAAGTTTTTTAACTTCTGTTCGCAAAGCTCGGATTTCTTCCAAGATCACTCTAAGATAATCGTTTTGTTGTTTGTCGTTACGTGATAATGACATGTTATTCTTCCATATTCTTTAGTTGGTTTGCTGAAAACAGCTTCTTGAAAGTCTTTTTGACAATAACTTTAAGATTCATTTTTGCTGCATATTGGCTGCTTCCATCATCCCATGCAACACGAATCATTTGGGATTCTACGTTATCGTGCCAAACTGTACCTTTGTATGTAATTCCACAAAACTCAGCTTGTACACGTTGACCGGGAAGAAAGATAGGCCATGGTGGAATCCAGTTTGGATCTTTTACTTTGCTTGTAAAATCTGTTCGATATTCTGGGACGATCTTTTCATCATTTTCGTCATATTCAACAGGTGCGGCTGTTGGAATAGAACCCGATGCCGCCGCCTTTTGACGTTCAATTAGTTCTTTACGCAAAGCAGTTTCTGCTTCACGCTTTTCACGGGCACGAATTGCCAGCTCTGCATTTGATGGACGGCCACGCTTCTTTGGTGGAGCGGCCTCCACAACTCCCTTTTTCTTGTCTTTTGCAGTTGTCTTCTTTGGTTGTTTTGCAGCCTTTTTTTCTTCCTTTGGTTGCTTTTTTGCAGCCTTGGGTTGAGATTCGGACGCCATAGAGAACAGTTTAACAAATTTCTTCATATGTATGATTTTAGCAGATCGACAAAATAAAATAAAGATTTTAAAACCTAGTTATGCGGAGGAGTTATTAGAACTATGAAAATTTCCGTTGTTGCACTTAAACAATTAATTCGTGAATCTCTTAAAGAAATGGGTATGAAAGAGATGAGCGAAGAACAAAGAAAAGCAATGCTTGCTAGCGAATATAGCGACGTATACAAGGAAAAAAATGGTATTCGTCCACGTTGGTTAAACTGGAAAGAAATGAGCGTTGAAGAGCTTGAACGTAAGTTGGAAGACATTCATGCAGAACCTGATATGATGGATGACGATTATTCTGATGAAAAAATGGATGCTGAATATGAAGAACTAGCTAAACGTAACAGAGAAGCTGATGAAGAAGCATCAGAACTAAAAAGAATGCAAGAACCAGAAGAAGGCGAAGAACATCCAAAACATCTAGGCATGGGTCATCATCTTCATGAAACAATCAAACTAATGGTTTCAGAAGTTTTGGAAGAAGCAAAGGCAAAAAAGTACAAAGGCAAGTCAATGCGTAAAGGTGGCGGTGATCGTTTTGCCAAGCTCGACGATAAACTAAAAGCTTCTGGTAAAAAGCGTGCAGCTAAAAAGTGAATAAGAACGAAATACGATAGAAAAGAAAAAAGGGGCGAAAGCCCCTTTTTTCATTTATGCCCATGATTATGGTTTGATTGATTAGAGTTCACGTATTCCATAATTTCTTTGTATGTGATTTCGTGCGGATTCTTTTCTTCGTCTAAAGGCATTTGATTTGGTTTTGTGCCAAAAAACAGTTTGTAATAGTATTGATACCAAACTTCTATCATTTCTGATGGAAGTGGATTTCCATGAAGCCTACGACGGTTCACAGCCTGTCTGACTGTTTTTGCAAAATAAAACATTTGGGAGTTTTTGGAAAAAGTCAACCAGTTTTCAGGTACTTCGTTTTTAGAATCTTTTCTGATGGTATCCAACTCTGGATCATGTCTACCAGTGTATCGATGTTGATGCTCTGGATCGTTTCTGTGTTTGTAATCGGTTATACTTCTCCAGAATTCACGACCTTGTTCTGTAGGTTTATAAAATTGACTACCAAGATAATCCAAACTTGTTGTTGGATCTTTGACAACTGGGATCATCGCTTCCGATAAAGCTTGTTTAATGATTGTTTTTAATAGTTTTTGTGATGACATGTTGGTGATAAATAGACCAAGAATTTCTTTTGTAAGCAAAAGAAAAAGGAGGCTATAAACCTCCTTTTTCTCTTTTAAATTATCGTTTTGATCTGATCAAAGAACTAATGATTAAGCCGCTCCGCAGTTGCAAGCGTGCCAATCTTGCCACCAAAGGCAATCATCTGGGTGAACTTCTGCTTCTTGTTCAAATGCAGCTTGATTATCTGATTTGAGTTGATCTAGATAACTTTTTTCAACTTGATGATAAACTATAGCGTTCCATGGTCCAACCTTTGTTGAAGACAATCCAAAAATAATTTTTTCATTTGTTTCCATTGATATCCTCTTCATCGAGCGTCTTTTGCCCAATCGCCCCAAACCTTAAGCAGCTCTTCAGCCTTGGTTCGATGCTCCATGTAAGTTTCCCACACAACATCAGCTTGCTCTTTATTGGTAATCCCATTCCCTTCTAGTTGTAGCTCAATCAAATCTAGCTTTTCTTTCATGTTGTTCTCCTTTTATCATTTCATGCAAAGATATCTGTCAGACACGTACTTCAATGCTACTCGACCATGCCGAGAATCAAAACGTTCACCATGTTCCAGTTTTACAACAATACCTTCCCGAACTTTTTGACCGGGATAAATGCTATCGTCTTCAGCAATCACTTCTAGGAGAATACCGTTGAGAGGGCCACGATAGAGAACATGAACAGTCTCAAGAAGACCATCAGAATATACAGGGTTATCAAACAACTCAGCGTTGTCAACCCACTTGCCATGATCCAAAATGTCAAAGGCCGCAAATCCGTATTGGCCTTGAGTTTTTCCATAATGGAAGTCGATTCCTTGGACGTTGGGTCCATATACTTCACCATAAATAGCCATGTTGGGATGATTTCTGCACCATTCCTCAATCCAAGGATTCTGAGATAGTGCAGTCCACCAAGCACACTCTGGAGCCGTAATGGTCTTCGTTACTTCGATACCATTCTCGTCAGTATAGGTCACATCCTTTATATGGGTTCCCGGCTTCATCTTCCATGTGGTACGTGAACCACAATGCATCTCACCATCATGATAAACATAACGAGCATTCGTACCGTGAACCTTTTCAGTAAGAATCACACGCTCATCCTCATTAAACAGTTTGTGAAACTTACGGAAGTTTTCAAGATCATAGTGCGGCACGGTAATGTCTGGACCCTTTGCTTGCACTCCAGAAGCCATCCCAGAGCCTTTTGGAGCGGGTGGTTCCCATCGTTCAACACCAAGTAGCTCCATGACATTATCGCCCTCTACAGAGCCTTCTGGAGCCGGGATAAGCAATCCATATGAAGGTTCGCCACGGAACCGACGCATGGTAATACGTTGCCATTCCTTGCCCTTGCCATCGTCAAGAAAACGAAACTCATTACGAGTGATGTTTACCTTGTAATCTGGCTCGACATAGGCCATGAGCTGACCAACTTTGTGTGCTCCTTTGCGGATAACACATTGGTAGCCCCATACGTTTGTGAGTTCTAGCGCATCAGCATTGGGATGTGGCAGGATAGATTCGATGCGAATAACTTTTACTTCGTGTGTGCTCATGACAGTAGCATATCACAAGCGAATCAAGAAGTAAAGGATTTATCCAACTAGGTGTCTATCGTTTTTATATTCTTTTGCAGCTTCCCAGAGGAGTTTTAGAAGAGAATGATTGCAATGCATGTAACAATCATAGAATAGAATCCAAAGAGGCCCATCTTCTTCACGGGAGATAATACCGGGATCTTCCTGAAACAATCGAAACCAAGGTGTGTTGATATCAAAATGTGGACGAGATTTTTTCATGGATTTAATTTACTCAACAGGTTAGAGATTTGTTTTGCTATTGTTGTACGCTTGAATAGCTTCTGCACTTAATTTTACAAAATAATCGGCTTCTGCTGAAATTGCAGGATATTTTAAAATTTCTCCCGCAATCATATAAGGTGTTGCTTCAATTATTGGAGAAACAGCTTCAACAAATCGAAGTGTGTAGTTGTTTCCATTTACAATATTGCGGTAGATATTCATGATTCATACCTTTTCAAACTTGTAGCTGTTTTTGATGTTTGTGTTGAAATAATCTTCTTTTGATTGTGCGTTAGCAAGTTCGTTGAACATAAACTTTGGAACGTTGTAATAGTTGAATGATTCGTTGTTTATAGTGACAAACAATGTTTGTTGTTTGCGACCATATGATGCTTTGTTTACCATCGTATTATCCCTCTCAACTCAAACTGTAACACAACCTTACAAGTTACTAAACGTATTTGATTTCAAACTTCAAAACCTTGTGTACGCCTTTTGCGTCGCCTGTAAAGCTGCTAAAAGAGATTGTGCAGTCTCCCTTGAGAAGCTCCGCTAAAGGGTACTCAGAAAAAGCGTAGGAGAGTATTGGTTTAGCCATGGAAACTTCTTTACTATTTACAAGTTCATGAACTGAAATAACTTGCTCTGGATTGTTGTAATGAATACGGAAGTGATGTGGTTGTCCATCATTCATCTTGCGGTGAACATACTTCTTTTCAACAACAGAGTTTTCTACACGAAGAACGATTTCGTTGCCGCTATCATTTTCTAGATTCTTGTATGTGTCAAAATTGATAACCAATCCGTCTGGCACCAATCCATCTTGGCCGCTGAAGATAAGAGAGATTCCATCTCCTCCTCTTCCTTCAGCATCTTTTAAACCTTCTGAGCTTTCGATCTGGAATACAATGTCTGCTTTCCATGAACGGTCATGTAGGTCTATTGGAGACTTGAGTGTTGCTTTACCGCTTTGATGATAATCATCTGTGAGAACGATTTCATCTCCTTCAATGCGGGCAGCATCTTCAAGTTCTACATCTTGTTCAGAGAACTTTGGATATATTTCTTTGTTGTTGAACTGTTCAAAAAGGATAGGATATAGTTTCATGAACCATAAATAGAAAAACTCCAGAAGATTTCTCCTCTGGAGTTCTAAAAGTGTACCGACGATCAGAGTTGAATTGATGACATGGAGCTTATGAAACTCCCACTCTAACCAACTGAGTTACATCGACACTGGTGGGTCATGAAGGAGTTGAACCTTCGACCAAGAGATTAAGAGTCTCCTGCTCTGCCAACTGAGCTAATGACCCAAACTTTGGCTCCTTGAGCTGGGATCGAACCAGCGACAAAACGGTTAACAGCCGTTTGTTCTGCCTCTGAACTATCAAGGAATACAATTTCTATATTGTCTGTTCTATCTTATTTGTTTAGTGGGTTGTACTGGGATCGAACCAGTGACCAAAAAGTTAAAAGCTTTTTGCTCTTCCAACTGAGCTAACAACCCTTAGATAGTCTGCCCACCGAGACTTGAACTCGGACTCAAGCGATTATAAGTCGCACGTTTTAACCATTAAACTATGGGCAGTTAATAAGAGAGACACCCATCACATCAGTCGGGAACCGCACCCGAATCACGAAATTATCAATATGTGTTTTTCTGATTCCTAGCTTTTGCTCAAGGCCGTTATTCTATAAAATTAGCTACTTACTAGGTTTAAACTACTAATCCGATGATGGACTCATTTCTTAAAATAAATCTGAATCCGTTCTGTGTCTCTCTTACAAACATAGAATAGCAACTCGGAGATCAAATCTAAAACTTTACTTTCATTTTTTTGTCGTTTCTGCGTTTTCAAGAATCTTTGCTGCATGATAGCACAAAACCAATAAATCCTGAGAAAAGAAATTACCTAACCCTTCCGCAATTTGTTGTTTTGTGTGCCCATAACGCATTCTTGTTCGTATTGCTTTAATGCATTCGTCAATATCTGTGTTCATATTTTCTCATTATCGGCCATCAAGCACGACCATAATCGTCTTGATAACGTTTGATATCGCTTTCTTCGCAAATACCCATTTGAACTTCTATTAGTTCAACGTCTTCACTAGCAACAATCCGATGCTTGTGAGTTTTTGGAACAAAGAGGTATTGTCCTGTTTGTACTGGATGCTGCTCACCATTTAGCTCAACAACACCTGTACCGCTTACCACAACCCAGTGCTCATCTCTGTGATCATGAGATTGCAAGCTTAGTCTGCAACCCTTTTTAACAAAGAGTTTTTTAATTTTGTAGTTTGAACCTTGTTCGATTGTTTCAAACCATCCCCAAGGTCTTTCTTCTCTTTCTTTCATTTTGTTTCTCTTTCTTTGGAACTTGTGTTTGTGTGCGGTGTCCAACAATAGACACCTATTTGGTTGTCAACGGAGTAAATATGTCAATACAACAAACACCATCAATAAACGTTGTTGATCTACATGAGTTCGATAAACAAGGCACTTCAACTATCGAAGTTTGTGTGCTTTGGGGTTCTTCTGTTCTCCATGTATCACATATCAACCAAAACGAAAGGTTTGTGCTAGCTAGCGAAAATACTATAAAGGATTGCAATCGTTTTGTTGTTGGGTCTGATGTTATTGGTGATTTAAAAGAAGTTCCTGTTGTAGTCAACGGCCAAGATGGAGCCAAGTTTATAGTCAACCAAGAACAGTTGGAGATAAAAGCAGAAGAGCGTTATCTCGCAACCTTTGGTAACCTAACAATCGTTGCCAAACAAGTTGTGCAAGGCAAAAAGATTCCTCGCTCCAGAAAACATGACAAAACAATGTTGATTACTAGCTTGTGTTCCGCTATCGTTGTTTTTGCAACAATACTTGCAACACATTTTCTAGTTGATATAAACAACAGTCTTTTGGTTCAAGGAAACGAAGAAGATCGTTTAAATGAACTTCGTGGCTTTATGCAGCGTCAACAAGAACGTCAACAAGAACAACAAACTATCCCAACCGAAAATACTCAACAAGGTGCAGCAAGTGCTGCTCATACAGGTCCATCTGGTCAAATGGGAAACCATCAAGCACCCCAAAGAAACACTCGCAGAGCCATTATAAACAATGGAGAACAGCCTCATCTAACTCGTCAAGCTGCAAGAGATGCCGTTGCTAATAGAGGAATCTTTGCTGCTCTTGGTTCTCCCGGTGGAGCATCTGGTGGTTCATCTGGTATTGTATCTCCATTCGGAGGAATGACAGAATCTGGACCAGATAATCACAACGCAAATGGCAACCTAATAGGAGATTCTATTGGAGATGCCTTTGGATATAATGGATTAGGTCCAACTGGAACAGGTTGGGGAGGAGGAGATAGAGATGAACAAACTATTGGTGCTGGACCTTTAGGTACAATCGGTCATGATGGCAATCAAAGATATGGTATAGATCGAGGAACCAATCTACGGAATCGTGACCGTCACGGCCCAATAGTTCGTGCAGCAGCCCCAAATGTGATTGGTCTACTATCACCAGAATCAATCCGTAGAGTTGTCCTTCGCAACCTTTCTCAAGTTACTCATTGCCATGAACAAGGATTGATTCAGAATCCATCTCTAGAAGGCCGTGTAGTCGTTCGTTTTGCCATTGGTGGCAATGGTACTATCCTAGCCTCTAACGTGGCAGAAAGCACCCTTCCAGAGCCTTCTGTGGCCCAATGCATTGCTGGTGCTGTAAGACGCTGGCAGTTTCCTACTCCAGAAGGTAATGGAGTTGTTATCGTAAACTATCCATTCAATCTTCAACATCCAGAATGATAAAAGAAAACCCCAGAAGATTTCTCCTCTGGGGTTCTTTATTACAAACTTTTTTTCATTTTCTATCTTTTCATGTATTTCGCCATGACAGTTAGAACATGAACCGATAACATCACGTTGGAAGCGTGAGGTTTTACCATTAAACTAACCCCGCAAGTAGGCGCAACTAGATTTGAACTCGTATGAACAATGTGAAAAACTGTTATCCTAACCATTAGATGATGGAACCAGAGTGGAGCGTCTGAGAATCGAACTCAGTAGATCGAAAGATCGCCGGTTTTACAGACCGGTGCCCCGTCCAGTGAGGCGCACGCTCCAAATGACTTACTCACAGTGAAGTCAGACTGAGATGTTGTACCTTACATCCATTACAATCAGCAAGCTAGATTGGTGCTCCATTTATTAACCGCATGGATACGGGGCAGAAGGTGAGGGATTCGAACCCCCGGTGCCTCTCGACACTTCGGTTTTCAAGACCGACGTTTTAAACCGCTCAACCAACCTTCTAAGTCAACCTACCACTAACTCAATCAACCTTATTGTCAAAGAACCAAACTACTTGAGTCGGAGCGACACGGATCGAACGTGCGTCATCTTCATCCCAAATGAAGTGCCTGAAACCACTAGGCTACGCTCCGATATTGTTTCTGCGATTAAGTGATATGTTGTTTTGTATCCTAATCGTTTTATTGTTCAATGTCCAAATCTCACCGTTATCCATCGCACAGACATACAACAAATCATGTTCTTGTGAGTAATCGATAACTAAAAAAGCGTATCCTTTCATTTCATCTGATACACGGATTATGGGCAACGTGGGATTCAACTGAAGCATCATGGATCGATTTCATTGTCGCAATCGAAACAGTGATCACTTTCTGGTATAGTTACCAGTTTCGTTGTTCCATCTTTTTGTGGAATAACAAACGTGCAGGTTGCTGCATCATATTCAACATCTTTGTTGCATCTTTTGCACTGATATGTTCTTGCGTCAAAGATCTTTCTACGATTGCAGTTTTTGCATTTTAATGGATCACCGCTCCAATGACTGCTAAATGTTGTCTCTTGTTTGCAATGCTCGCAAAGTGCATTTTTATAAAGCATGTTCTTGTGCTATTCTTTTTGTGGGCGACGGCGTTTATTTCACCTTGCAGTTAAAACAGTTGAACTCTGGTGGGTGTCCATCGTCAAAAGTTCGAGTACTATGCCAGTACCCCTCCCTGCCAGTTGAGAAGTTGATCTCGTCGGTTCCCAAAAGGGCCGACAAAGCGTTCAATTGCTGGAAGGTTAGGATATGCCCTTGTTGGGCCACAAAGGCAACACAATAACCCCTTTCTGGGTCTTTGTGCTCTGCATAGTAGTTTGGCTTGAACCCAAACAAATCCTTGATACTCTTTTCAAACAAGTAGGCTTTAGGATTGATTGTTTGTGACATTGGGTGTCTCTGCTCCGTAAACTTTTCCCGTAATGTTTGTGCAAGCGACGGGACTTGAACCCGTATGCCCGAAGGCGAGAGATTTTAGTAGCCACAGTGGGATTCGAACCCACACTTTGGAGATTTTAAGTCTCCTGCCTGCTGCCGGTTGGGCTATGTGGCCGTTTGTTATATCTTTACTCTAACACTTCTTTTTCAGATTGTAAATCTATTTCTTTTTGCGGTATACTTATTTATAGTGTCGAATCAATGCCTCTGCCATATGGAGTATACTATGCCTAAATCTAAAACTTGGACAGATGACCAACTAATCTTTGCTGTAAAATCTTCTTATTCTATTGCTAGCGTTCTTTTGCAGCTTGGTTTGAAAGCTACTGGTGGTAACTATAAAACCATTCAAAATGCCGTAAAACGTTTGCAGCTAAATACATCACATTGGACAGGCAAAGGACATTTACGAGGAAAAACTCATAACTGGGCTCCTATGAGGGATTTTGAAGATATTTTAGTTGAAGATAGCAACTACGTTTCTACTTTCAGTTTGAAACATCGCTTGTTAAGGGCGAATCTTTTATCTTATGAATGTTCAGTTTGTCATATATCTTCTTGGCAAGGCAAAGAACTAGCCTTGCAACTAGATCACATAAATGGGATAAACAACGATCATCGTTTGGAAAACTTAAGGTTGTTATGTCCTAACTGTCATTCACAAACAGATACATTTGCGGGAAAGAATAAAAAGAAGATGGTAGGGCCGGAGGGACTTGAACCCCCAGTTGCGATTTCCGCTGCTGCTCTTGAGGCAGCCGTGTCTGCCATTCCACCACGACCCCAGAATCAATGCAATAAATGTCAAAGACCTATTCAAAAACGTTCAAACAGATGCACGTATTGTAAAACAGATGAAAAGATTGTTTGGCCCTCGAAAGAGGAACTTGAAAAGTTAGTTTGGTCAACATCGTGTTCAAAACTATCACAACAACTTGGTGTTTCTGATAAGGCTATTGAAAAACGATGTAAAAAACTAGGTATTTCGAAACCTCCAAGGGGCTATTGGGCCAAACAACATTAGCTCCTGTGTCTGCCATTCCACCACAAGGGCTCTGTCGTTATCTGCATTCTTACTCTAGCAGTCTCTTATTCGTTTGTAAAACTATTTCAGATTTTTTCTGCCAATCCTTTTTTTGTGTATACACGCTCTACTTCAACAATCTCCATCGGAGCAGAATATGGCAATGTTCGATTATGGGTTTTTGCCAGTTTGTTGCAATTGGTTACGTGTGTTTTTGCATCACCTAGACGATCCCATACACGGGCTTCATCTACTGTAGTCCAATCTTGGATTGAATGAACATATCCAACGGAATAGAAGCCTGTTGCTGGGTTGTAGATTGCGTAGTGTTTTGTGCTCATGTTACATTACCTATTCAGTATTTGATTTAGGAGTTGTTGTTCTCTAGCCCAACTATAGCTTTCACAAACGGTTTCTGGTTTAAGCCATTCACCATTATCATCTTTTTCTTCTGTTCTGATCCAGAGAGAGATACCGCCCGTTGCATCGAAATCAATCATCACTACATCTCTTGATGTTGGCGTTTCATTGTTTGCTGCAACGATATGTCCAAGATGGGTTTGTCTTGAGAATATTCTCCAGCCTAAAACGTTAAGTCTTTGCTGTAAGTATGAATATACAAACTCAGTTGATCCTACTCTTGGGTAGGTAGCTACATATCTTGTTTGGTTCATACAGCCACTCATCATTGCAATCATCAAACAAAGATACAGCGTCGTGATTTGTTTGATCATTTATCTCTTTAGTACGCTCTACTGGGCTCGAACCAGTGACCTACGGCTTAGAAGGCCGTTGCTCTATCCAACTGAGCTAAGAGCGCATTGTTTATCTCTCGTTATCGGGAGATAATACAACTATATCAATAGTATATTCTTTTGTAAAGGTTATTTTTCTTTTCCAAGAGAAAAGAAGAAACTGATGATTAATGCCACAAAAACAAGGATATATTTTGTGACTGACATATAAGTTTTGGTGGCCTCCTAGATAAATATATGTCTTATTGCAGTTATCGCAAGAAACCTAGAGTATACACAAGAGGTCGCATACGATTCTCAAACGCCTTATATGCATCCCTAAATGCCTTGAACTCCAACTTGTGATAATCCTTCCAAATCAACTTAAGCTGTGCATATCCAGCATCCCAACAATCCAAGTGATATTCTGGATGCTGTTGAGAAACAATCTGACGCATACCAAATGACTTCTCTACAAGTTCTGTTGCCATGTCCAACACACGCTTGGCATCTGGAGAAAGCTTGTTATATACATCGTTGGCTTGCAGCAAACTTCCAGACTTAATGAACAGCATGTTGTGAACATAACGATCGTTGCCGCTATTCTTTGTATCACGATAAAGCTCATCGTAATCATGCTTCTCCGCTAGCTCTTGCATCCTGATCTTTGGCATCCAGAAGAACTCATTCTTGATGTCATGCTTTTTGTTCTTGTAGGTTACTTGCCGCATCGAAGACTGTTGCGAACTATTGTTGAATAGTGCATATACAAGCGAGTCAGTGGCAAACTGCTGGTAGTCTGTGTGTTGTTCGTTGGGAGCAAGATATTCGTCCTTGTCATCAATCCACGTTCCCTTTACAGCTTTTCTTGCGGCGAACAGTGCTGTGGCCTTGTCAAAGTTAGCTGGAATGACTGAAAAACCTTGATGAACTGAGAATGCGCTGGAATAAAGACCGACGAGAGTTTGGTTTTGCTTAATACTGTTAGAGTCATTATGCATATACCCAATGGCGTTTGTCAGGAGTTTACCTCTTCCATGCTTGACAGACAAAGCTGAAGAAAGTTGTGGAGAATCAGAGTTTGTCTTTAATCCTTTTATTTCTTTACGCACCCACTCAGAAGCCTCCATGCTTTTATCAAGGTTATAGAGATTCTTGACACCTTGGTTAATCACCTTGAAAGAAACAGGGTCGGTGTCCAATAGATCCACGGGTAGAGTATTTCTATTTTCCTTACCGCTCGACCACACAGAGAAATCTATTCCCCAGCTACTCGCAGTATCCGCAAAATGAGAGGCACAAAAAAGCATACCGCTTTCGAAGTGAAACTTTCTATAGAAGTTTGCTCGGAACCCAGAATAAGAGCTTCCAGTTTTATAAAGAGACTTCGCAAATACGGCAATAGTAATGTTTCCATGTGTATTGTACTTGCTGATCTTATATAGAAATTGAGCATATAGTTGGATGGCTGCGCCGCCCCACTTTTCCTCCTTCATCAGCTTGCCAGTTAGGGTGTCGGCAATACCTGCCTTTTTAGCATCTGTAAGCACTTGATTGCCAGATGCTCCGTAGGGAGGATTGATATAGAACAACACCTTCTTCTTTGGGTCGCTGAGAGCAGCAAGCAACCCCGCTGGCAGCTTGCTATCGTCATCATTAAGAAAGTCGAACTGAAACTTTGTTGCGTTAGGGTTATACCCAGCTTGCTCGGCTGTGTCAAGATCGCTCTGTTCCAGTGTAGAACAATATAGCTCCTTGAACTGATAGTCTCTCGTTAGATTACCTGTTCCACAAGCGCAATCCCAAACAACATATTCGTCTCTCCAATCAGGTCCAAGAGCACGGGTGATATATTCCTGAGACTTATCAACAAACGCTGTTGGAGTAAAGAACTCGCCCTTACGCCTTCGAGTAACATCTTCGATAAGTCGATCAACGAATCCTGTTAGTTTTTCCTTTTCTCTTGGCGAATATGTTTCACCTTCATAGTGTTTGAAGAAGGAAGTAAACGAGCTACCAATGATCTTTACTTCACCGAATGTTTTAGATAGAAGGATATTCTTCTTTTTCGGATGAACGTAGTTGTCGCTTGGATTGATGATAAGCTGAACGAATAGGTTTGCTTCTTGATTGCTTGTAAGTCCAGAGTTCTTCGGCAGGACGTTCCTTTGGAAGTAATCGTAGATGTTTGCGATGTTTTGTTCGGTTACTCTGACCTTGTATTCGGAGTTAGTTGCGATTGACTTGATTTTCTCGACGAGGTGTTTTTCTTCAAAACGGCTATCGATATTAAAGATAAATGGTTGAATGTCTGGGTCATTAACCATGGACAGAAGGAGGTCTGGATTGCGTCGATGTGCGTCGGACGCTGGAGTGTTCCAGTTAATAGGAGAGGTTAGATATTTGGTTAGAACCTTTGCTGGTAGCACAAAGCATTCGTTGATATCCCCGATAAAGACTGCTGTTGGCATAGTTGTGCCTTGCCCTTCAAACTTCTTAAGATAGAAGAGGGACTGAACGAGCACGTTACACTGAGCGAGTTTGCTTGTAAAGGTTTCGTTATGCTTGAACTCTAGAAGAACGCTATATCCTTCCTTTGTTTCCAGCAAACCATCAACCTTGTGAGGAGAGGTAATAGTTGATCCTGTGAAATTTTGGATAAGGCTTGCTCGGTAGATGTTTTCGACATCTTTTTCGTTGAGTGCCTTGGGCAGATCAGTCTTGATCATGATAGTTGCTACTTTCGGTGAGAGAGAGGTTTCTACCTTAGTATAGCTTATGGAAAGGGATAACTAAAGGAATAAGTTATGGTTCTGCTATGATTGTAAAAATATAGAGAACAACGAGGCCAAGATAAACGAAGAGGGCTGCTACAAGGATATAATCCAAGGAATCATCCAGTTTTTTCATGTTGGCATCTTTTCATTGTGGGATTAATCTTTGCCGATTAGTTTTGCTAGTTTTTCGAAGAGCTTGGTTTGAATGATTGTTACGATTTCGTTTGGATTGTAGGTGTATGGGATTAGAGCATCTTCTTTTGAAAGAGGTTCAAGTCTCTTTAGTTTCTTTGCTCCAAAATCTTCTGGATAATTGTCATATTGTTTTAGGATTTGCCCTAATCCATAACCACCATAAGTTTCGGTTGGATGTTTTTTGTCCAATTCTTCTGGGACAAATTTCTGGCGTTTTTCTTTTGATTGTTTGGTTGACATCTTGAGTTTTCTTTCTTCAGCCAAAGTGTTTCGACTTTTATAAGTAGGGCCAGGGACATGTTTTACAGGGTTAACAATTAAACCAGAATACCCAGCAGCTAATGGAACATCATCAGGTTCATCAAGTTTCTTTTTATAATCTTGTTGGCCAAACTCTTTTTTAATATAGTTTTCTGGTTTTACAAGAACTGTCATCCATCCAGCTTGGTTTGTAAAGTCTTGTTGGTTTGTGATGTGATTATAAGCCAAATCTCGGTTTGTGTGACCCAAGTTTTCTTTCTCTGTTTCTTTCCAACGATTCAAAGAGCGATTTCTTTTTTTGTTTAGATTCAACTCATTTCCATCTGCGTCTGGATTCATTGGGTCAAACATGTTTGTATCTGTTGAATCTCTGCTGAGTGTCAGATTTTCATTGTCATCATATGGCCCATATCCAAATGGTTCACCTCTTACGTTTTCTCTTGGAGATGGGAGAAGTTTTGGAATGTTATATCTTTCTTCTTCGGGATCTTCTTCGGGATCACGATCTGGATCTTCATCTTCTGGTACATGGCTTTTTTTACCTGCCAAAGTATTCATTGCAGGAAAACCGGGCAGATCCCGATAAAGAATATCGGATGGTCCACGTTCGTTTAATTGATCTGGCGCATAGTAATAAGAAGGTTCTAAGTCTGCTTCTGGGTCAAGGAGTTGATCTCTTACTTCATCTTGGCCGGGAAGTAAGTGTGGACGGTCATCATATACTTCAGCAGATTCTAAAGAATCATATTCATCTTTATCGGAATCTTCTTGGGCATGTATTGCTGGCCACATAGAAGGATTATTAGGAAGGTCTTCGGCTGGGTCAGCCAACCCTGGCCACATTTCACTTGCTGCCAATTGATAACGGTTTCCGTAGCCGTAGGGTCCACCTTGGAACTTTGGTCCTCCGTGAAATCCACCGCCGTCAGCTTCGTTGGTAAAAAGAATATCGGTAAGCTTACGCATACCGATAAGTAGTGATTACTTTAGGCGTTGATAGTTGAACTTACGAATGACGGTGTTAAAGTAACTGCCAGCAGAATTGGCATTAATAAACTCATTCCATGTAAGTTCGTCTACTCCAGAATATTCGTATTGAGTACCGTTGTGGAAGATAACCAATAAAGAGAGAGAGAAGGTATCATATGTTGCATATGCTAAGATCTTTGAATCTTTAAAGGTGTAGCGTAAAGTTCGTTCTGTGCCCAAAAAAGTTGTTGTTTGTTCATTATTCATTTTTTTCTCCTAGTAGTTAAAGTCGTGGTGGAGTGTTATGCCTATGGAATATGGTAGTCTCTGTCAGATAAAATGCAAGAGAAACTTGCTTGAATCATATGTTGTTGTCTACCCAGATGTAGACGAAGTGATTGAAGCAAGAACCAAACACAATAAATGGTTGCCATCCATTGTATCGCAGTCTAACATATCCGTTTCCGTAAAGCAACTAGTTACTTTAAAACCTGTAAATCAATGGTTTGCAATAATGGCAGAGAAGAAGGACTGTTACGGAAATTTATATTATCGTTGTCTATATAACGATAGTTACGGTTGGATAATTGGTAACCGTAAAAGCTTTGAATTACAAGAACAAAATACATTATGTCAAACAATACCCGAGCATTAAAGCGTCTTATTGAACGCATGGAAGAATTCCTTGACGAATATAAAACGGAACTGGAAGTGGACGAAGCTGCCACTGTTGATGATACGATCTCTATCATTGATCGTATTAAAACAGATTTGGAATCTGACGAAGATGAAGATGACGAAGATTTAGATTGAATCTTTAATCAGCTTATAAGGACGCTCAACACTTAGTTTTGTTGGTTCTGCATCTTGTCCGCTTAGCACCATAACTTGTTTGTTTGTCCAACTGCACGTTGCATAGAAATGTTTTCGCCGCATTGTTTTTATGTGATTTACAACACCATGGCTTTTACGATACATTACCAAATCACCAACATTTGCACTTTCATACTGTCGAACTAACTCCATTGGAATAAGTTGATTTGGAGTAAAAAACCAAGAAATATGCTGTTCGTTTGTTGGACCCCAAGGTTCCCCAAAAACATTGTTATCCCAATCGTATGATTTATAGATTTTAATACCCACTGCAACAATTGTTGTTCTGTGACCTGTACGAATTCCTGCGATTTGTTCAAGGTTTTTAACTAACTTATAACTTCCATAGTGAAGTACAATAAATGAATCTATTTTAGCAACATATTGATCAATATCAAGCTCACTGAAAAGCTCTAAAAGAGATCGGCCATAAGTTCCATGAATTGTGTCACGTTTATAGTTCTTAGAAGCTCTGTTAAGTTTTTTTACTTCTCGCCACCAACTATCAACATCAAACGATTCGTGTTTAAACATCAAATATGCACGTAACAAAATTTTCGGCTTAACTAACCTATCGAAATCTGTTAATGCAAATTTTTTTCCCATAGCTATAAGTATGGGAATACAAATAAGAGAAGGTGAAGGATTTCTCCTTCACCTTCTTTTAGGCTGCTAGGTTTTGACTAAGTTATAGTTCAGCCATCATCACGGGTGTTATAGAACCGATCAAGGGTTTCATAAAGTTCCCGAGCTTGACGACCTGAGAGTGAGAGACGTGCTGCACGACGGCTACCCTTACGGCTGCGTGTGATTGGTACAACCATTTCCATACGTACAGCCTTTTTAGAGGCTGCTTGTTCAACATTTACGCCGATTGTATCGGCTTCCGCAGTTGTGAGGGTTACAAGGTTACGTGGGTTTGTACGGGTGCCAATACGAGCGAGCGAGGTGTAGCTGTTGTTTGTGGTGGTACGTTGCGACATATGATTATAGACCTTTCTTTTTGGGAAGGGGTTAGTTGTTTTCCTTCCCTGTGTTCTGTAACCAATATACCGCAACGAAAACCAGAAGTAAAACTATTTCTCAATCTTCGTATTCTTCTTCGTCGTTGTATTCTGATTCTATTGTTGAATCAGTGGAATCACCTAATCCTGGGTCTGCTGATTGCGATACAGATACACGCAAATATTGGGATTGATTGAAATGATTACGTTTGTAAGGACTGTTCCGAGGCCGTAACCGTTTTTCTGTTTCACGACGAGAGCTCATATGTTTTCTAGTTTCTACCTTTTTTTCGTTGGTTAAAGCTGCTGACTGTTGCAGCTATTTCTTCTGGCGTAACAATAGCGGGAGCAACAGATTGCTCAGGCTCAACCGCTACAGGTTGTTCTTCTACTGCCATTAAAACTGTTTCTTCTTTTTGTTCTTCAACTGGTTTTTCTTCCGTTACTACAACAGAAGATGGAAGTTCTGGTTCTACAACCGGTTCTGGGATACTCACCGAAATTTGAAGTATTGGTTCTTCTACCACAACCGGGGTAACTGGCTCTGGTGCTATTGGTAGAATTACAGGCAATGGTTCTGGAACCATTTGAACAAAACCAGAACGAATGGAATCTAGTGTTTGATCACTAAAAGACCATTCGTTCTGGTTTATAAAATTTTGTAATCTGGATTCAGAAGAGATCCCGTTAGCTGCACACCAATTTGAAATTGAGCGACGTTTTCTTGCTAGAAAGCTACCGAGCTCTGGGGGAAGGTTTCTTACGTTTGGTTTACCACCGGACATTGGACTGTTTCCTCTTCTTTGCATAAAGTGAGGATATCTCCAATGATTTCATGGATGTCTTGTCGCATAATCAAGTTTTTTACTTCTACATCATCCAAAGGACGACCTATCTCTGTTGCAATCCCAGATACAAACTTTTTCATACCAGACAGCAAAATGTTTCTTGCTGTGGCATGGTTCATCTTGTAACCAAGAGCGGTCATTTTGGCTGCTATAGTGCGATAATCCTCACCTTCAGTGATAGTTATGTATCTGTAACTCATTTGTCAATCCCTTTCTTTACAATTCCTGCGCTATCAATTCCATATCTTTCCAACAAAACATGTTTCTCTCTTTCGTTTAAAGAACTGAAAACTTGTTTTGCAATAGCAACAATTTTCTTATTATCCAGCAAAGAAGATAGTTCCATGCCCTCACAAGGAATAATGTCTTTTAGTGTTTTATTATCAACACTTGCCGACAGTGGAGCTTCAATTGATTGAGGATTCCATGTCTTTGTCTTGTTTGCAATCATAACAGATTCAAACATTTTTTCTGTCATACCAATCTGGTCAAGAAAAGACTTGTCAATGTCTTTTAGATTGATTGAACGTTCTTTTGCTGCGTTATAAACTTTGTTACGTGCTGTACGAATATGGCTTGGAATATGCAACATAGGCTCGTCATCCAAAAGAAAACTGTTTACGCTTTGGCGAATCCACCATGTTGCATATGTGGAGAACTTAAATCCTAGCTCTGGTTTAAATCCATCAATCGCATCAAACAAACCAAGATGGCCTTCTTGAAGTAGATCGCTTCGGAGTTCTTTGTGTTTTTGTTTCTTGGAATAAAACTTGTTGATGACAAAGGTAACAAGTTTTGCATTCCGTTTAGCTAAGTCGTTTCTTAGTTTTTGATCTGTTCTTATGATCTTGCCGTTTTCATCTAGTATTTTTGTTGTTTGATAGCGTTTGAAAAGTTCCAAATCGCTTTCGTTTGTTTGGGTTTGTTGAATCATGGGTTCTCCGTTGGTTATTTCTTCAAGATCTTGCTGTAAGATTGAATGTGGGTTCTCAAACATCTGGACTTCAAAAGTTGAAACTTCTCTTGATCTAGAGGGATTTTCAAACTCTTCGCCGCTTCTTCTCCATAATGCCATGCTAGCACCTCTTCTTCGATTGCTAAAACCTGTTCTGTTAACATGTTACGAGCGTCACGATCAGATATCGCCTTGAACTTTTTACTCAAACTTTCATTCTGAAACAGATAATGATGTCCATATTCATGGAACAAGATATAAAGCTTGTTTTCATCAGTTCTACGGCTATTGATTTTAATCAACTTGATATCGGTATCGTATTCGTCGTTTGTTCCCGATTTGAAAACAATCTCGCTCACACCTTCTGCCTTGCAGAAAGCAATGAATTTTTCCAAGTGAGTTGAGACGTTTTCGATCATGTAAACGAGTATAATATCACATAATCAAACAATCAAGATGTATTCAATACAATTTTTGTTTTCCTTTAAACAAGACGGAAATCTACCATAAACACATACTAACAAACCGAATCAAACAACATATCTATTACATTATAGGAAACCACCATGGCTAAAATAACTCTTAACCTAGATCCAAAAAACGATCAACTTGTTCCAATTGAAGCGTTAGTAAATTTTTCTGATGCTTATTTGACTGAAGATGCATCGAAAAAAAATAAAAATAGTTATGAAAAATTAAAAGCTTTTTTTCAAGACAAAGAAAAAGCCAAGAAAATCAATCAACTCCACAATGTTATCAATAACCTTAAAGGTAAAGGTGGCAGAGTTTGGTTTCAAAAAACATTCTTAGTACCTTTTGGCGGTTCAAAAGATAAATTGGCTCAAGAAGTGTTTGATACTCTTTCAAAAGCAAAAGCTTTTGATCAACTGGAACAAGAAACAGCAGAATATAATGCAAAAATAAGACCAGCGATTGATGAAGCTGCAAATGCTGCTAAAGCTTTAACAGATGTCATTTCAAACGACAGCAATGGACTTTCCTTGCTTATAGGAAACTTCAGCAGAGCATTTATGGCCGGTCCCGGTAAAGCAGCAGGAGCAGGAGCTTCCCCAGCACCACCAGCAGCAAAAGTTTTATCAAAAGCGGATCTTAAAGCAAGAATAGACGCATTAAATGCGAACCAGCAACAAAAGTTTTATAAAAGCTTTGGGGTTGACCCAACCAAAGTAAGAACTGTCGATGATATAATCCTAACTTTATTAGCATATGCACAAAAGCCAGCCGCAAGCAGAAATCCAACAAGTGATGCATATATCAATACCACATTAGGCGGCATTGCAACTCTTGATGACATAGCAAAACAAACCGCAATAACAGAATCAACCAAAGAAAAAATCAGTAAAGAGTTGTTTCAAGCCAAAAAACTCTTAGAGCTTGGTTTGATTACAAAGGGTGAATACACCGCAAGTCTTGTAAAAACAAAGAAACTCCTTAAGGAAGGAACACCACCTACCACCCCAGACCCAAAGGATATTGAAGTTGTTAAGGCTGCTATCACAACCATCATGGGATCTGGTAGTGGAAGCGATGGAGCTTTGTCTGTGTTATTAACAGCTTCGGCTGAGATACAGCAAGGCTTAACCGATTATTCAAAAAGAATTGTTGCAGAAGGTAAAGCCGAAAACGAACTAACAAAAGCTTACATTAAGAGAAAAATTCTTGAAGGATACAAGGAAACAAAAGATCAACAAGAAAAACCTTATCTTAATGAGTTTTTAATTACCATGATTGCTGCTGCCCTAGCCGCACTAGCTGGTTGGGTAGTTGGTAAACTAAAAGGACATTATAACGGGGCTGCTACAGGTGTTGCAGCAAGTCATCCAACCGCAGCAATAGACAAAAATGCAACAACCAATCTTCTTGGAAGTATTGATCGTGGTTTAAACGCTAGCGGCATCCCTGTAGACGCTGCTGGTAAACCTGTTCCAAGTTTTGAAGAAGTCTTAACCAAATATCAAGCTAATTTGGTTGGACCATCAGGAAATATAAGAGCAGCTTATAATGAAATTAAAGAAGTTATGCTGAGAATAACAGATGCAAATGTTGTAACTGCTTTTAGTAAGATGAACGATTTTAATGGTAGTCCATTAGGTGAAACTAATGCTTTGATTTTAAGTTTACAAAAACTTGCAAAAATGATTTAAGATTTGAACTGAATCCCTTTGCTATTGATCTCATACGGGAAGTAAAGACCACCGCTACCAAAGCGATTTTTTTCAACGCAGGCAATTCGTTCTCCCCAGCTTTCACTACGTCGATCTGTATCTAGATGCAAGGAGATATGCATGTCAACAGCGTGTTTCACTTCTTGCTTCCCAGCAAAGGTTCCATCTTTGGTTACTTGACCAATGATGATAGCATTCGTGTAGTTCTTTTTAGACCACTCAGCAAGTCTCCAAGCCGCTTGGATTGTTTGAGCTTGGTGAGAATAAATTTTCCCTGTCTTTGGATCAATTTCATTGCACTCAATTGTTTGAAGTGAGTCAATAAACAAGAATAGTTGTTTGCCGGGGTTCTCTGCACGAATAGCATCTGCATGAGTTAGAATATCATTTACATCATTATGATATGATGGGATAAATCCGTGTTTTAGATCCATTCGTTTTGCTGTGCGACGTACTTGATAAATGCTCTCTTCACAAGTGTTGTAAAGAGCAAGGTTGCCTGTACTTGTAATAGCATCTGCCAGTTGCACAGCAAAGGTTGTTTTACCTGCACCGGGAAGACCTGTAAGGATTGCTACTGTAGATGGAATCATACCATCACCAGCACAGAGAGCGTCGAAGTGTTCCCATCCTGTTGGGACTGCGTTTTCTAGTTCTGTTGGAAGGCCAATGTCGAGAATGTTTGTTTTGGTTGTAACTTCTGGGTTACCTACATTGATTTTATTTGACATGATAGAGATCTCCTGTGAGCCTTTTATAGCTCGATTATAGGGAATGATTAATGGAATATAAAACAGTTTAGACGATCAGGTATAAAGCCACCAGAACTCTTTACGGAGCTCTAGATCAGCTTTAATAGATTCTTTTCGTACGCCAAATGGGAGAGGTTTGCCTTGGATTTTTTGGTTGATGTCTTTGTAACCACGACTCATACCTTTTAGCATTGCATAAGCTAATCCTTGGTTTGCTGCTTGCATTCCAAGATAACCTTCTTGTGCTGCCATTGGAGTAAAGACTTGTAAACCTATTGCCATTGCCATGATAAGATCGTCATGACGTTTTTTGATTGCTTGTCCACGTTTACCGTTCCAGATAAACGTTTCCATTTGTTCAACAAAGCGTAGGGAATAAATCTTGAGTTGATGATTACGAATGACCTGTTCTAGATTTTCTAGGATTTTTTCTCTGTTTTTTGGTGATACTGTGAATCCCGGTAGTACGTCCTTTTTTTCATCCGGTAACATTCCTAACATTTTTTCTTGTAGATCTGGATCATAATAAACAGAAGGGTATTCGGCATCTCTCAGCTTGATCGCTGTTGCGATACCTACCGTGTTCTTTTCATTAATGATCAAGGCATTGTTATATCTTTTGCCAATTTCTATGAGCCATTCTCCAAATCTGTCTGGAGGTATTTTGCCCATATATTCAGCAACGACTTCACTTTCATTTGTATCGAACACATGAAAGGTACTATAGTCTTCTGCATCTCCACGGGCAACGTCCGCAGAGATAACATATTTGTGGTCTGGAACTGCTGTCTTCCAGATGTGCAAGTCTTGTCCTTTGCCATTTGGTCCTGTATAACCAATTGGTGTCTGTGATAGGTTACGCACATAATCAATACAAGCTTGAGAGAAGAAGGTAAGGGTAGAACCTTCAAAACCACACAAGAGTTCTTGTGCAATACCTCTTGCATCCATTGGCTTGGCTTGATCTTCAAACCATTTTTCATCACGTTCTGGGTGAACATGCCAAGGTAGTTTCACGCCATGGAAACCATTTTTGCCTGTACCTTTACAATGTTGACCGACTCTGTTTTCTTCCCATTCTCCTGTTTCTGCTCCCATCCACATTTGATAAAAGAAGTTCTTACCTGCTGGAGTAGAGAATACGATAGCTCTACCACCCGTTGATAGGGTAGGATAAAGACCTAGCCACAGTTCTTCTAAGTTATCAATATGAGCAGCTTCGTCAACGATAAGGAGCGTTACAGCTTCACCACGACCAGCATCTCCAGAGGTAGGAATGGCTGTAATACGTGAGCCGTTATTAAAGCGAATATATTTAACCGATTCAGCTTCTGGATCTGTTAGTTCAAGAAGGTTCAACATCCAAGGTGGAAGCATTTTAAAGGCTGTTCGGATCTTTTGGATCATGAACTTGCCGACTTCCAATTTTGTTGCCATGACAAGGATGTTTGCGTCTCTACGGAACAACGCCATCCAGAGACAATAAGCCGAAGTTGTTGTTGACAACCCTAGCTGACGAGATTTGAGAACAATGTTAAATTTGTAGTTCAAGAACGCATCAACACACTCTTCTTGAAATGGGTAGAGCTGAAAGGGAAGACGACCTTTGATTGGGTGTTGAATATAAAGATACTTTTTAATGAAGTAGATGGGATCTTCCCCACACTTCATAATTTCATCTATTTGTTCTTTTTTTGTAAAAGCCATAAAAAACTATTTGGTTATTATGACACACTCGCAATGCAATGGAGATGATAAAGGCAGGTTTTATTGGTACGATATGCACTCATAGAAACATGTTCAAGCCATTCACGAATTGAGTGGTTATCTACAGCAAGTTTAACGCTTTTTGCTGCCTCTTCTTCGTAGCGTTGCTCTGTGACGTTGCCAGCATTTTCTTTTTGCTCTAAAGCACGTTTATATTCTTCTGAGATACGTTCCAGGCGTTTCTTGATCATCTCTAGGAGTTCTTCACGATATTTAACACGCATTTCGTTATAAACGTTTGGGCTTGCAATGTTAACAATGATTTGTGCCTTGATTTCAATAGTGTTTTCAAGTGGCATTGTCATCTTGATAAAGTGGTTTGGATATTGTTTTTCTGAGCTACGTCCAAACGATGTATCAAGTAAGCTGGCGAGAGTTCTATAGCGAGCACGCTGTTGAATAGGCATGTTGAGTGTATCCTTTAAGGGATAAGTATACGGTTCACTTGAACTTTATTTGTGGTAGAAAAGCCATATGACGGCGTTCCATATACAGTTTCCATCTTTCACTGCTTTTGTCTGGATCTGTTCCACTTCTTGCCCAATACAACTCGCACATACTGCAACATTTATAGTTGCGAAAGCTCTGAGCATCATCGGCTGTTTTCATTGGATATTCACATATAGGACAAAAGAATGGAACAATGATCTTATCATTGTTTAATGGAGATAAAACAACAACTTTACCGTTATGAAGAACTTTGATTTGCTTGCCGTTGTGAATTAATGAATTCATAGAGAGTATATATTAAGTGTAAGATAGTTGGAGTTTATAATGAAACTAAAAGATTTGTTGTTTATAACTGAAAACAACGAAGAAGAAATTGCTAGTATCGTTTTTGGAGACGATAACTCTATTGATCCAGAAGATGTACGGGATACTAAAACAACTGAAATAAAATCAGTCAAAGTTGCTGTTCCTGAAATTCCAAATCCTTCAAAGGAAATTATTTCAATTGGCAATTTAACCGCCGATACAGATCAAATTGAATCTCTAAAAGAATCCAGAATCAAAGATGACAATAAAAAGGAAGAACTTTTTCAAAGCATTTTATCATTAGCTCAAGATAATTCTGGAGCCCGGATTTTTGAAGAACAGAAATCTAGTAAAAAAGGTTTTTTTAGAATTAAACCAGTTGAAAATCTTAAAAAAGACCTCATTAGTCGAAAAATAACAAAACAAAAATTTCTTGAAATTTTAAGACAAGCAAAAGAAAAAATGTTTGAGGGTTTAATTGTAAAAGAATTTGAGAAAGGACATCCAGAAGGAGGCAGTGGAACTTTTTCAACATATTCTATAACAGATCTTTCCTCTAATGTTGAAAATACTATTAAGATTGTTATTGCGTCTGGTGGCAATAAGGGCCATGACTTTGAAAAAGAAGTAAAAATGTCAATTCAAAATCAATCAGGACTAATTTGGGATAATTTAATGTGCTTTCTTATAGAAAAAGGAAAGATTGAAAGTATCAATGATATTGAAGATTATTCTGTTGTAACAACAGCCCATCAAATTAAAAGACCATTTAGTAACAAAATTCAAAATATTGGAAGCTTAGTTTCAGATTTAACTTTTAATCTTAAAGATGGAAATTTTATATATGTTAGTCTAAAAGGTGAAAGAGGAACTACTTTCTCCAATACCGGATATTCAGGAGTTTTTAAAATAGAAAAAATCATAGAAAATGGAGAACCAGCAATCAAAATAAATACATTTAAATCTTCTAGTAATGCTGGTTTATTTCTTGATTCATTAGGAGTTGATTTGAATAAAATCGCAAGAGGTTTTGAAGCATATGGAAACAGTTTACTTCAAAATGGAATAAAATATCCATACAAATCAATTGTGGAACCTATAGATAAATCTAAAGGAGCTGATTCTTTAGATTATTTGGCTTCTCAGCTTGGTTATGGATACGTTTATTTTAGACGACGAAAATCTGGAGGTTATAGAATACTTGATCTAAACTCAGAGCAGACAACTAGAGACGTTTTTGGCGAATTTATTTCAGGCAATATTAGATATCCTTTTTATGAAAATGAAAACAGTAAAAGTAAACAATGTACAATTAGAATTAATACATCTACGGCAGATTATTACGTAGAAATAAGAGGGACGCAAGGTTTAACTGGACCATTTGATTTCTTAAGTGGTTTACAATGTAATGTAAGTGTTATTAATATTAAAACAGAAGATTTTAAATGTGATACACCAGATTGGAGAGAAAGGTTGATTGGGGTAATTCCAGTACAAGAATCAAAAACAGATACTTTAAATTTAAAAAATTGGCTCTATTAATCAATTCCATTTCTGAGTTTTAGAACTGCCAAATTTTTCATCTTGGCTTCTACGTCAACATCAATTAAATCATTAATCAATCCATCACGCTGACAATCTGGAACATAATGAATATACTGGCTGTGTTTACGACGTTCTGTAAATGATCCACCCTCTGACCCGTCCTCGGTATTTGAGAGGTGCTGTAGAGGCTTACAAGCGGTGTTACGCCATGTGAATAGCGACAAACCATAAGCGTCGTCAAGAGACAAGCCGCCGTCGTTAAAGCTGTGGTGATGGCTATCCCAACAAATTGGTACACCTGTTGCTTCGTAAGCAGGTAGCAAATCTATAAGGCTGTAACAACTTTCATCATTTTCGAGTGTAAGCCTATTGCGTGCATTGTTTGGTAGAGAACAAATACCATCAATAAGTTGCGCCATCCGATCACGCTTCCCACCATGAATATTAATGGCTGCATTTGGAGAAACTGGAAGCCCCATCTGATCAAATACCCAAGCATGATTTGTAAGTTCACGAATCGCATTTTGCACAGTTTCTTTGTTATCACTAGATAGTACGGTAAACTGACCGGGATGCGTTGTTACACGAATACCAGAAGATACAAAAGCATTACCAACTTGACGAAGCAAACCAACAAGCACCTCGTCATCCTTGATCATACCTTCATTAAACTCAAAAAGAGGAAGTAGACCGCTAGACAAACGGAATGAACGAATATTGTTTGCAACAAGCTTAGGAATGAGACGAATAATCTCTCGCACGTTGTTACGATAAACATCACGAATAACAGCGGTACTATATGCACCGCTCTTAAACCTACCTAGTTGCAAGGTACGTTCATCGATAGAGTTGATGTGTTCTACAGAACCGTCACGCTTTGTATACGGCTCCAACCATTGGCAGCATACGCCTAGACTCATATCTAGAACATACTACTTGGCGTTGAGAAAGTAAAATAATATTTTTACATTGCGTTGCATGACGCAGGGGCAGCCATGCAAAGGTTTTGATGCTGATGTTCAATACGTGAACGCAAACGGTCAACCACTCGCAAAGCTGCTCTGGAATATGAAGAACCAGATGGGGTTGGACGACATAGACCTGTGCGAAATCTACGTGCAGCACCTTCCCAAGTTCCACAAACTTCATAACCATGCCAAAGGGCTGTAGCTGCTTGAAGAGGAGTTCCTGCGGTATGACGTTGGGTTGGAGAGATTGGAGCTCCCCAGTTGCCTCCCTCGCCAGAATCGCATCCAAGATGGGTTTCCATGAAACCTACTGCTGCAATCATTTCCATTGGCATTTCTGGATAACGTTCTTGGGATGCAACGAGAACTTGTTCGATTTGTTCTCTGTGGTTGATAATGCATTGACGATTGTTACCGGACATATAAGGGTAAACTGCTAGAATGGCAGTTACAATATCTGCTGCTGAAATCATCATTCTTTTCCTTTGTTTATCGATTTCTAGCGTAACATACGCTTTTTAAAATCGAAAGCCATATTGGCTACATATATATAGTGCTCTCAAAATCAAACTTCTTTTTGGCCTCTACAGCTATATAACGAGGATTTTTTGGCAAGATTTGTTTGGGGGGGGGTTCTATATATTGTTATTGGGTAAAGTGTAGATCCCAGCACAAGGAGAAATATTTTATGAGATTAACAGTAAGACAACTAAAAGGTTTGATTAGAGAAGCGATGGAAGATGCCACCTCTGGTGGTTTTGCCTTGTTTCTTGGCCATAGTAGCACAAATATTAGTGATATTGTGGGCGTGTTTGAAACAAGAGCAGAAGCAGAAGCAGCAAAACAAAAATGCGGTGGTGCTGGCATTATTGTAAAAGCACCAATCAACCCATCAGACGAACAAATCGCTGCCCACCTTGAAGATAAAGGTCACTTCAAAGCAGCAATGAAGCTCAAAGGTGATACCGAAGGTTTGGCATCATGGGAAAAAACGGAAGCCGAAAGATACGCCGCTGGAGAAGCTTATAGAGCAAATCTAGCAGCTAAGAGAGCAGCTAGAGCAGCAAAACGCTAAACAATACTCTATAAAAGAAAATAACAAAGGCACCAAGGTTATCCCTTTGGTGCCTTTTCTGTTTTATTTGGAGCCGAGTGTGAGATTCGAACTCACGGTGTTTATATTCCAGTTACCAATTTTTACCTTGCCGATAACGTTCCATACGTTTAGAACGTCCGTTTCCTTTGTTTAGATTGCGATAATTTGGTGTAAGAGAATGATGATTTGGACAAAGCAATTCTAGATTAGATGCTTCTTTATTATCAGCGTTTCCATCGATATGATTTAGTTCAATAGGCACAGTGCCAGTTATCGGATGAACTTCGCACCAACCACAATTCTCTCTCATACATTTTGCTCCATATAAGTTTATGAGATGCCTACGTAAAGCAGGATTTGATAACTTCAACAAGTCATCTTTTGTTCTGGTGTTCTTTACGAAATTTTGCTGACATTTATTGTCACAATAAACTTTTTTATTGTGACTCAGTTCACTCTTACAAAAGAGACAAAATTTTATCTCTTTTGGAGTGAGATTTTTATCTCTCAATCCTTTTGGGAATCTTCTTTTGCCGCTATATCTTGAAGCGCAACTTTGTTGACAAAACTTCCTATTCTTTTCTTTTGCATTGAATGCATTCCCACATTCTAAACAGTCGAACTTATACATAAGACCTCTTGTGATATAACTAGTGGTCTATCTGACTTAAGTAATAAGAAAAATGGAGCCCACTATCCGACTTGAACGGATGACCCCCTCATTACAAGTGAGGAGCTCTACCACTGAGCTAAGTGGGCTAAAAACTATAAAAGTGGTGCAATCGACCTCTATGCAAACCCGGCTTAATGTTGTGGACCGTGGCAGAGTCGAACTGCCGAAAACTGGATGCAAACCAGCTATTTTCCCACTAAATTAACGGCCCAACAAAGGAGAAGCTTTTTGTTTCGACAGCGTAATGGCTGGTTTCCAGCTTCCCCTTTATGTATCATCTAAGTAGTGTGATCAGAATGATTCTGCTCGTTCTTGTAGTCTTTGTGTAATAGATTCGACAGCTTCGTTTAGTGTTGCATCACTTCCATGAAGACGATAATTACTCCAACCATCTGTTAGACAACGATATTCATAAGTTGTTAGCTGTGGACTAATTTCTTGTAGAAGATGAACAGCTTCAATCTCGTTGCTATGATTTACAGTTTCCCAAGTAGAATGCCGTGCTCGGATACAGAAACGTCCAAGAATTTCTAGAAGGTTCCGATCTGTTTCGGAGAGCTTGCCAGTATTGCGAGTCGAACGAGCTACGGATGCAGACTTTGTTGCCATTTTTTTATCTTTCAATCAAGAGTTAAAGTTAGGTAGCCGTCATCAGCTACAGATACAATCTAACACACATAGTTTTGAAAATAAAACAATATCTATCCGTATGCTAAAAAATCTTAAAATCCTTTGGGAAAGCCTACTAGAAGGCGGTTGGGATACTGCCGCCACGCAATCTACCGTCATTCGTCCATCTACTGTTAAAAAAGCTCTTGATATAGCTAAAACTTTGATTGATGGCTTCAACTCCTTTTTAGATGAAAAAGGAATTCCACACGTTAGAATTGGAACACCTCTTGGTAGCTCCACTTATCACGAAGTAGACCCAGAAGATAAAATCTATGGAGATATCGACTTACAACTTGTTGTTCCAGAACTACCAGAGCATAATAAACTAACGGTTAGTCAAGTTCAAGGTTACTGGGGCGGACTGTTAAAAGAATACACAACTCAAGCTAATCTTGATTTTGTTCATAAAGACTCTGAATCCGGTCATCCAATTCTAAAGATTGGTGAAGATCAATGGGTCCAAGTAGACATGATTATTCATCAAGAATCTTTAGAGCGTTGGGGCAGATATCGTGCAACACCAGAAAGAGGCGTTAAAGGTCTTTTGATGGGTAACATGTTTTCTACTCTTGGCTCTCTCCTTGATATGAGTATTCAACATGCTGGAGCTCAATATAAGCTAGGAACTAAAGATCAAACAAGAAAACCATATGCAACCACTCGTAAAGATTATGAGATGGTAACTGTCACATCCGATCCAGAGAACTTCGTTAAAAATATCTTTGATCACGAATATCAACAAATAACAGGAAAAGATCCAAGAACGGCAAGAGTTGATAAAGCTCTTCTTCAAAACCCTGGTGTTGATGTGGAGAATATCAAGGTTGCTACCTTAGTTAAAGCTGTGAAAGGTTTAGCTGTAAGTTTTGCTATGAACAACATGTACGGCAAAGGTTCTCTTGCCAAATACAATTCGCTAGAACAATTCTTGTCTGAATTTATGCGGGTTTATGAAGGTAAAGCTGAGAAGGATATTAACTCAGCTAAGAGAGATAAGGCAACAACTCCAGAAGCTATTGCCAGAGCAGAGAGCGACAGAGAAAAAGTTCGCTCAGGTTTAGAGATGATCAAAGGACTTTTTAGCAGTTAGTATTTATTACTAGGAGATTACAACATGCATATAACAGTAGAACAATTAAAAGAACTTATTAAGGAATCTGTTCAAGAAATCCTTCAAGAAAAAAAGGTTGGCAAAGGTTCAAGTGAAAAGATGCGTAAACTTGCAGCAGTAGCCCATCCAGAAGATGAGCTAGATGCTGAAGATTTTAAAGAATTGGGAAGAAGAAGCAAAGCAAAGGCTGAATCTAAAGAAAAAACTGTAAAGAAAAAGAAGTGATCTTTAACAGTTAACGTTACTTTCCACTCCGTTATCATAAATTGTCAGAATATTATTTGCCGCTTCTTTGATCTCTTCAACGTGAGAGATAATCAAGATACTCTTAAACCGATTCTTAATCGTTTGAAGCAACTCAATAACTTTCGCACAGTTTGAACTATCCAAAGCTCCAAAGCTTTCATCGATAATAAAGATATCGGGCTTAGGAAGGCTTGAGAGGCTTATTAGAGCCACACGAATAGCAAGTGAGGCAATCATCTTCTCCATGCCGCTAGCAAGCTCTATAACCCTTCTAGAGTCCTTATCCTCGATAAAAACATCCAGAGTATTGCTACCTACTTCTGTTTCTAGGAAGATACGGAATGAAACAATACCTGCAAGAATGTTGTTTAGCTCTGCATTAATCTCAGGAAGCTTGTTCTTCAATACGTAAGCTGGGATACCGTTCTTGGAGAAGGCTTGAACGATAGAATCATATACCTTTTGCTCTTCGACAATCTTCGCAGCTTCTTGTGCTTCTTGATTAAGTTGTTCAAGTTTGTTGGTATATCCACCCAGTTTGACATAAAGCTGTTGAATCTTGTTCTCCATGTCACGGATTGTAGCTTCTAGAACACGTTCTTCTTCGATACCAGCACCTAGATCCTCTTGCTTGTTTAGCTCCTCTACAAGAGCTTCATGTTCTACTTTAGTAACTTCAAGTTCTTGTTGGAGAGATGCGATGATATCAACGCAACCTTTCATCAAAGTTTCGGAGAATGAAAGCTTTTGCTCAATGTTTTCAAGTTCTTTTTCTCGTTGATGATATGTCTTAATCTGCTCTTCAATCTTTTCCTTTTGAAGAGAATAGAAGTCTGTTTTTACAGCTTCATATACTGAGAGAATATCTTCAACAAGTTTCTTTTGAGCTTCGTGAGTAGCCTTGTCTGCATGGCTATCCTTGATATAGTGACAAGTTGGAAAGTTATCACCGCAAGGAACTACATCAAGCTTCTTGATGCTTTTTACTTGAGCATCGAGCTTTTGTTGTTCTTTAGAAACTTCAACTTTTAGGTCGCTATAGTCTTGGCTGAGTTTTCTTAGTTTTGCTGCTTTTGTTTCAAGGTCAGCAAGTTGGATGCTTGCCATTTGATCTTTGGCAGCTTGCATACGATCACGCAAGCTATCACAAGTGTTATTATGACTGTCAAGCTCTACTTGACGCATTGTAATCTTACCTTGAAGACGCTCGCTCTTATTAGACGCTTCTGCTACCTTGCGACGAAGATCAGCTTGTTTATCTGCACCATGTTGTTGTAGCCACCCACGAAGCTTTTCACGCTTTGTTTTCTTAGCTTCTAGTTCATCTTTTGCGGTGAGAATATCTTGGTTGCAAGAATCGATTAAAGATTCACAATCCTTCTTAGCTTCATCCCAGTTAACAGTTTGAAACTTCTTGCTAACCGTTTTGAAACCTTGCATTTCATCGTTTGCCATCTTGTATAGTTTTTCAAACACATCAAGATCAAGGAAACGATTAAGGATTGCCTTACGTTGTGTAGCACCTTCATCAATAAAACGGTTCATTCCGCCTTGGTTTGAAAAGGCAGTGAGCAAGAAGTCTTGTGATGTACCAATAAGCTTGCGAATAACCTTGTCGGTATCTGTTCTGGATTCACTGTTTTCAGAGACAAGTTCTACTTCTGTTCCATCGCTTTCAATACGAGATAGACAGAGTTTTGTTGCAGCCTTTTCTTCATCTACTTTACCGCCACGTTTTGAAGATTTAACAACTGTTCTTACAACAGAATAATCTGTACCGTTTACATTGATTGTAACTTTAGCTGAACCTTCACGTTTATTCTTGTTGATGATGTAAGCACTCTTTACCGGTCCTCGGTCTGTTGTGTTGAACAACCCAAACATAAGAGAACCAACGATAGAGCTTTTGCCTACCTTGTTTGGCCCAAAGATTCCTGTGATACCGTTGAGGCCAGAGAAATCAATACGGTTATCTTCTCCATAACGATAAAGATTAGACCATTCCATGTCCTTAATAGACCATACAACATCTCTGGCAACATCATCTTCTGATTGACGTACCTTGTCAAGAGAAGACTGAATATGGTCTTTTGCAAGAACTTGCTGTTGTTCTGTTAGAGCAATCTTATAATCCTTTTGAATGAAAGATTCATATAGCTCTGATAGAACTTCTGGAGTGTTTCGTAGGCTTGAGGTTTTTTGATGTGTTTCATGGTCTGCACCAGACTCAGAAACAACTTCATCTTCTGCCTTAAACACTACTTCAAACGCTTTGTATTTGTTTTTTAGTTCATCATACAGTTCTTTTTTCTGTAGATCAAAGATAGTCTGATTAGATGAAATCCTGATGCGTTTATGAAGAAGTTTTCTTCCTGAAATTTTAAGAGCTTCTTCGATTGTATCAGCAATAGAACTTTGCCACTTGATTGTCAAAAACTGATAATCGTTTTCGATTTGATGAAAGGTTACATCCCAATCGTCATTTGATCGAATATCCCAAACATGATAACCTTTGACTGTATCTTCACCATAGTTTTGTTGGACTAGCGAGCCGGGATAGCCAATCCAAGGCTTCATGTCTCCTGTAACACCATTATGGCTTCTGTATCCAAGAAATTGTTCTTTGTGAATGTCTCCGAGAAGAGCAAAATCAAAACGTTCGAACATGGAGATTTCAGCTTCTCCATGAGTCATAACCCAATCGCTATCTGTTGCACAGCCTCTTACAGAACCATGGAACATAGCAACATTGATTAGATCATGATCTGTTTGAACATCATTCCATCCGGCTTCGTCAAAACAAGAAAGAATACAAAGATTGATCAGAGTGCCTGGGATGATATGATTTCCACTCTTTTTGAAGAGTGTGATACGTGGATCATTCATTGCTGTGATGATTGGAGAGATAGTATCCTGACGGTTATCGTTTGTTAAGTTTCCATCATGGTTGCCAAGAATAGAATACACTGGAGCAATGGATGCAAGTTCTTTAAACATCCATGTAATCTTATCAATTACTTCGGGTGTGATACCTTGGGTCTTAGTATGGAAAATATCTCCACCACAAAGAATATAATCAGGTTTAACTTCTTCACGCAATTCAGTAAAGAGTCGATTAAACACTTGAGTATATTCGTCGTGGCGTGTGATACCTCGCCAATGTACATCCGACAAAAAACACAAACGATAACCTTTTTTCATTTTTCTAGATCCTTTTCATACAAAACTCGAACATATCCGACACGAACACAAATTTAGTCATGGTATTACTTCTCCAGCTATAGATTAACAATGAAAATAGGGAAAGTAAACTATTTACTTTCATGAATCAGCGACTACTCAAAACAATAATCAAACAAGTTCTTTTGACCGAAGCTCCTATTGATCTTTGGAAAACAAAAAACCGAAGTTTGCCAAGCGAACAACTGTCGCAAGCAGAAAAATACTTTATTGATTTGAGTGGAAAATATAATGCGTTGTTGCATCCAATAGCAAAAGATTTAACCAACCTAAATTTCGAACAACTCGAAACTCTCTATAAAGCTGTTGAAATGGCCAAGAGCAAAAACTTGAAAGCTCCATTTGTGCAATGGCTTACTAAAAATCTAAAACAAAAAAAACTAAACCTCCAACAAGTTATTGAAGATTATATTCCTCCGCTTCTTTCCCTGCAAAAGAACAAAGAAAAGTTCGAACCAAACTTTCTGCAAAACCTAGAATCAATTGAACAGTTAAATCAAACTCTTAACCAAAAAGTTTCCTCTGATGATTTGGCTGTTTCTGAGGAGCAGCTTGGGAAAATTGCAGAAGAAAATGGTTGGGTTTTGTATATGCCACATACCACAGAAGCAAGCTGTGAAATTGGTAAAACAGGAGGAAGAAGAGATACAACGTGGTGTACCACCAGATCAGATTCAAGCAATATGTTTTTGAATTACACAGCTAATTCAGTTAAAAACATTATTTTGTTTTATGTTGTAAAAAAAGGTATTAATGCAGAAACAAATCCATTTGCTAAAATGAGTGTTGGTTTTATTGATGGAAAACCTTTGTTTGATAATGGTGATGGTGGAGTGAGTGTTAATGCGGACAACGGTAATTTAACCCAAAAAAAATTCGAACAAGTTCTTGGAGAAGATTTAGCAGATAAATTTCTTGGTTTAATGCAAGAAAAAGCAAGTAGTTTGGGCGGAGAACATCCTTCGAAGGAGGAGTTCCGTAAGTTAATTAAAAATCCAAAAGCACTACGAGCAAAGATTGATAGTTTTGCAAAAGATGAAAATGGACAAGAATTAAGAACAAATTTCATTAACTCAGTTTTTGATTATCGGAATTTTTTTTCGCCAGAAACTTTAAACGTTTTAGCCGGGTTAATAGAAGAAGATGATGCATGGGTTCGTCGTGAGGTAGCTCAGCATCCAACGACACCTTCAGAAATTTTGAATATCTTAGTTAAAGACACAAATCTTACTGTTAGAGAAGAAGCCGCAGCGCATCCAAACTTACCAATAGAAAGTTTAAATGACTTGGCGAATGATAAAGAACCACATATTCGTAAGATGGTTGCAGGCAGTTTAAAAACATTTCCAAAAACATTAAACTTTTTAGCGGCAGATAAAAATTATGATGTACGATTGAATGTTGCAATTAATCCAAACACACCTTCGGAAACTTTAGATTATCTAACCGGACAAAATAATATATATGTCACTCGTAATGTTGCAACAAACCCAAACACACCTTCGGAAACTTTATCTCGCTTAACACAAGACAAAAATTCTGATATTGTAATGGCTGCGGTTTCAAATCCAAGCACACCACCAGAAACTTTGTCTGCTTTAGCCGAAACCAAATTAACAGGTGGTGTCCTTAAAGCTATCGCAGGAAATCCAAGCACACCTTCGGAAACTTTATCTCGTTTAGTAGCTAAACATCAAAACAATGTATTTATTTCTTCCACTGTTGCAAGAAACCCCAGTACACCAATAGAAACTTTAAATGATTTAGCGAATAATACTGATTCATTTGTTCGAAGTTATGTTGCAATTAATCCAAGTACACCTCCAACAATTTTATCTAAATTGGGCGAAGATGCTGATCACTATGTACGATTGGATGTTGCATTGAATAAAAATACACCAATAAAAACTTTAAATCTTTTAGCTGCCGATACCTCGTATCAGATTTCCAATGCTGCTTCACAAACTTTAAAAATAAAATCTAATAATTTAACTGAGTCCTTGATGTTAGAGAAAATAATAAATGAAAAAACACCACCAAAAGTTTTAGCTGCTTTGTCTAAAGATAAATATAAAAATGTTAGAAACGCCGCCGTAAAAACTCTAAACGTTCTGAAAACCAAGCCGGTTGTTGAAGCTATCATAATGGAGAAAGTATGGAGAAAGCTCCTAAAATCTATTTGATAATATTTCGTAAGTAATACATTTCGTCATATTCCACGGTGTTTTCCTCACGTAGTTTCAGAAACTGTTCTTGTGATATCTCGCCGGGATCTTTGATATCTTCTGGCAGTTCCAAAACTCTTACAGGAACACTGTAACTGCTTAATAGCTTTGCCACTTCTAAACTGGCACGTTTTGCATCATTGTCAAGACACAACAAGACAGGTGTATTGTTCGTAACAATCTTATGGAACAACGCACAGTTTTTTGTTAACTCTTTACCCAACAAACAAGTTGCGTTGTCATTAACCTTGAACATATCGAACGGACCTTCAACAAGCGTTAGTTCTTCTGACCAATCTATGTTCAGTTCATTAAACACAACTGTTTCACGATGAAATTTTGGATTGAAATATTTTGGTTTGATGTTTGGTTTGTAACTTCTTGCTGTAAAAAAGTTCAAGTTGCCTTCCATGTCATGTGAAGGTATGATTATTCTATTGTTATAAGCATTATCTAAGATCGTTACACCAAACTTAAAATACCAAAACTCACGTTCTCCAAGACCTCGCTTACGAAGATAGTTGCTTGCTTGACGAATATAAAACGGCACATCATCTGCGTTCAAATATTCTGCAAGCAACTGAAACCCACGGGGTAATTCAATAGCCTCTTGCTGGCTTTTAAATGCCTCTTCCTCGGCATCAGAGACAAGAGATGCACCATCGAACTGTAGAATAAATTCTTCGGCGTAAACGGGCTTATAACGCTTTAGAAGACCATAAATGCTACGAGCTTTATAACCACAAACCCAACATTTTGTAAGCCAGTTGTCTGTACGAATAGCAAGTTTCTTTTTGCTAACATCGCCACATACAGGGCAGCAAACGTTTGCATTTAGGCCAGCATTCGTTAGTTTTGCTGGACCAAAGCAGCGTTCAATAAATGTTAGAGCTTGACCTTGAGTGTGCATGAGAACAGATTATAACCTGATTAAAAAAATAATCAAGAATTATTTTATTCTCTTATAGCCTTTACCTTGTTGAATATGGTAACGCATGGCTTCTTGATGACTTGGAGGAGAGGCAGACTGTAAAACCTTTTTAGATTCAACTTCCATGATCAACTGATTCTTTTTGGTTTTAATAACCGGCCAAATATCAAGATACCCAGTGTATCCAGCTTCATAAGATTCAGCCAAAAGTTCTTCTGTTGCTTTTTGTAGCTGGAGTTTTAATGTGTACTGAGCACGTTCTACTTCTGTTATAGGCTTTAACATCGTACAGTGGAAGATAACCAATAAAGAGAGAAAAGACTACTTCTTAATATAAGCATTCTTCAAGTAGAGAAAAAGTAGGGCTTCAACCGCAACAAACCACAAGTTTCGACACCAACCATAATGGTATGCTGCTAAGTTGAAGCCAAAGAAAAAGATTGCAGGTGCAAGCTTACAAGGCCAACAGATTTTAAGAGAGTTGTCCATGAATAAGGTGCATGTGATCTTGATGAACAAATGCCGTTTGTTGGTAGTAATCAAAGCGTACTGGGAAAATCATGATGTAATCTAACCCTCCTACACTTTTAACCGCTCCCGACATTCTTTCAATATATGAACGTTGAACTTTAATTGGATCTCCTGCAATCTTTGCTATTGAGCCACCTTTTACACCACCAATTGCTCTTGGATAAGCGCATCCATTAATATCCCAACGAATATTACCACGCTCATCACGCTCAAGATCAAACACGGGTACATTGTCTGTTGAAACCCCGTGAATAGCACTACCATGACCAATACGTACCGAATCACCTACAGCCATTTTCAGCCTCCATTTTCTATTACGACCACACAGTTTGTAGTCAACAACAAACCAACAACCGAACAAGCATGTTCAAGAGCATAACGTTCCACTTTGAGAGGATCGATTACACCACGTTCAATCAGATCGCAATAAACATGACGACTTGCATCATAACCTTGACGTAGACGTTTCGTGAGAAGGTTTTCAACCTTTTGTTCTACAACTTCTTCTGGGCGATTTGTTTTTCCTGCAATATCGTTTAGAACTTGAATAAATCTACCATTGTCATGCGAACGAAGTTCGTTCATTACAACATCTGCACTTTTACCTGTATTCTCTACAATCACACGTAGAGGCATACGGCAAGCTTCATAAATAACTTTTGCACCGGCTAATTCATCTTCTGACATATTATCGGCGTTATTTGCCATTTCCTTTTGCAGCCATTCTGAGGCATAGAAAAGAGCTGTACCACCACCGGGAAGGATTCCTTCTTGAACAGCCGCTACAGTGGCGTTTAAAGCGTCTTCAACACGGTCTTTCTTTTCAAAAATCTCTACCTCAGTTGAACCACCAACTTTAATAACGGCGATACCACCAGCTAGCTTGGCAAGACGTTTCTTGGTATTCTCACGCTTGAGATCATCAAGACCAATGTTTGCTGAAAGAAGAGCACGAAGTTGGTCCACACGTTCAGTGATAAGTTCTTTACGTGAACCTGTATCGTCACCAACAAGAGTTGTTGAACCTTTGCTAATGATTGCACGTTTACATTGACCAAGATCAGAAAGTGTTGCGTTTTTGATTGACTTTTCTGATGCTGCATCAAAAACTTTGCCACCAGTTACAAGAGCAATATCAGAGAGAACATCAACACGATTTTCTCCGTAACTTGGAGCCTTTACCGCACAAGAGAAAAGAACACCTTTCATTTTGTTAACAAGAAGTGTATGAAGAGCTTCTCCTTCAATTTCATCGCCAATGATTAAAAGAGGACGATTAGCATTTGCTGTTAGTTCAAGTACAGGTAGCAACTCTTGAAGAGAATTGATTTTCTTGTTAGTGATAAGAACGTAAGGTTCTGTTAGTTCGCAGGAAAGTTTCTCTTGGTTGGTAACAAAATAAGGTGAAACGTAGCCACTTTCAAACTGCATACCTTCAACAACATCTAAAGTTGTTTTAACGCTTTTAGCTGGTTCGATTGTAATGATGCCATCTTGACCAACTTTGGAGATTGCCTCAGATAATAATACACCGATTGACCTATCGCCGTTAGCAGAGATAGTTCCAACGTTGATAATATCTTCATTGTTTCGTACAGGAATAGAATGTTCTTTTATCCAACTGATAACTTGTTCTGTGGCCCATTCCATTCCTCTTTTTACAGAGATAGATGATCTACCTGTTGCGATCATCTTAACTCCTTGTTGAAGCATCGAATAACCAAGAACGGTTGCAGTTGTTGTATTATGTGTAGGAACATAGTCGTTAGTGATATACAAGCAATCCGAATTGCTGACCTTGATACACATCATCTCAGTCTGTTTGTCAAGCTTCTCAATATCAACGATCCGCATTCCGTACTTGTTACCTTTTAGTTCGGTAATTCTATGGATTGGGTTGTTGCTATACGACCCATCGTTATGTTTTCTTGTATATGTACGTACATTGATTGCTTTTCCAAGGCTGCGACACAACTCAACGACATCTTGACAAAGTTGATCGCTAGCAGTGCTATACTGAAACAGTCCTCGCCGACCAACGCTGCCATCTGTATCAATCAAACCCTCTAAAAGTTTTTGTCTGGTGCTTATCGACGAATAAAGATATTGTTTTGGAATAAACTTTGTATGGCTTGTTGTGCCTAGTAAACCAAGCTGTTCTAGTGCCTTTTTGATGATAGACTTTGATTCACTTTTTTGTTGCCCAGCCCGACGACTTCCTGTAACTGTAGCTTTTATGTAGTGCTTTGTGGAGGTGTAATACTTTCTTCGAAGACTGCAACCTCTTGGTAGATTCAATTGGTTGAGTATGTGGTCTTCTTTGAGTCCAACTGAAATATCAACTTCATGCTTCTGTGAGAGACTGCCATCTCCAAGCAAAACGCCGAGCAAATATGGATCTAAAGGTAAATTCTCTGGGTTTGTAAACTCAGTGGGTGTTGGCTTGACAAAGAATCGACCACGCCGGTCATCAGCAAACCCAGTTTCAAGTAGTTGTTTTGTGGTCATCAAACGAGATGCACCATAATATGTAACCACACTCCACAAGTGATCTTCACAACACTCTACTGATCTAGATCTTGTTTTACGGTTGCCATCCGAGAGAACAACCCTGTATATGTCTTTGTTGCCCTTTGGAAATATACCAAGTACTTTTTGAACAGTACCGTGTGTACCGCATATATCGTCACCAGTACGAAGTTCCCCCATTGTTGACCAACCAGCCGGTGTTAATACCTTTGCATACAACGGCTGCGGCCCATCCCCAGCAAGTTCATTTGTCTTACTAGCAACTTCCTTGATAAGTTCTGCTCCAATAGAAGGCAGTTTGTCTTTCAAGTTGATAGACTTTGCAACGGTAACACCATCTTTGGTGATTAGAGGTGCTGTTTGGCCATTGTCAATAATGACATTAAGACCTGATGGACCCATTGTGCTTTTAACGGCACGGTACAGAATTTCTGCACCTTCAAGCAATTGCTTGTGTGCATCTTGACCAAAAGTTACTTCTTGTGTTGGAGTACGTTGTGCAAGTTCTGCTGCAACCATTTGTCCTGCTTTGCTCATTGTTTTCAGCCTTGTGCTAGATTAATAGAAACCTTACGAATGGTTCCATCATCCATGATAACTTCTCTTGTATTCAAATCTGGTTCTGCCATCGCTGCTCGTAGGTTGTTTAAATTTGGACCTTGTTGTTTAAAACCATTTTGCTGTTGACCAACTTCATTCAACAAATCTGAAGGATCTAATCTTCCTGCTGGAGAAGTAGCTTGTGCAGGTCGAGAACCTGTTCCGTACCATTGGTTGACTCTTTCATTCGTTGTTTGACAAAGATCATCAACAAATGAAGTTAGTTTTCCGATCAAGATTGATCTTACTTCTTCAAGAGAGCCAAAAACTTCTCCATCAACAGAGGACAAATCAACAATACGTTGTTTATTTTGAGGTCCAATTGCAATCTTATAAGAAACATTTTCACCGTTTAGTGAGCGGTAATGAATCTCTTCTTGAACGATCCCAGGCAAAACTGTTTGTGTTTTGTTGCTGAGAACGTAAATAATTTGTCCAATGTTATAAGTCATGTGGGCGAACCTTGCAAAGCCTTGGTGTAATCTTGAGTTAGAATGAGAATTGTTTCACCTTTGTTTTCGCCCAACTTGCGCTCGTATGGAGTAAAATCCATTGTGCTTAAACAGTTACGCAACTTTTGTTCGGTTTCATAACCGCTGAAAAGATCAAAATAATACATGATCTTTTCAAAAGCTTTTGGATGAAGAGCCATTGGAATAATGTTGTTTGTTGGTAGTCTTCTTTGAATTGCTTCTTGAAGATATTTTTCTGCATCAACAAGTACCATGTCTCTACGGTCGCCAACATAAATTGCATAGCGTTTAACACTTAGCATTTCACGAAGTTTGCGCTCAGATGCATGACCGCCAAAGTTACGGCAGTTCAGAATAATATTCTCGACAACACTTGGATGGAAATTCATTGCTTTTTATCCTCTTCCATATCTTTCTTTAGGGTTTCTTCATATTGTGTTTTACGGTCCTGTTGTTGTTCGTAAGTTTTTGCTGCAATTTCGTTTGCTTTGGCAACAACACGATCAAGAAGTTCATTGCCTTCTTTGCGAGCTTTGGCAAGAGGCTTCATTCCCAAACCAACTCTAATTTTATCAACTGCATCTCCCATGTGTAGGTTTGGAAAAGTTTCATGCAAAACTTCTTCAAGATGTTTAAAGTCGATAAACATGTGAGGGTGTGGACCATCCATAATTTCTTCTGGCTTTCCAGAATCACCAACTTCAAAGTCGCCTGTTTGCGTATAACGCATGATGAAAAGACCGACAGGCATATCTTTGTCTTTTGGAATAACCACATAAGGAATAGGTGATACTTTTTCACCGGGATAACTTGGTGATTCGTAAAGAATTTCTGGAGGTGCGTTTAATTTACGGTTTTGTTTTACTGAGCTCATGGTTCATCTCTTTCTAGAATCTCAAGGAAAAGATCAAAATAATGCTTATGCTGAACCTTCTTTTTGAGATCCACCAGACGAAGAGCAAGTTTAAGAGTTTTTGTGTCTAGCTTTGTAGAATATTCTTCAACCAGATCTTTTTTTGCTTCACGAAGAGTTGTTTCTTCGTGTTCCAGTGTACGCATCCGGTCAACAAATTCATTTACAATTGGTTTGAGCTCAGATAAATTCTCTGGCATTTCATCTGCGCCAGTATCTTCAGAACGTAGGCGTTTCGGCATGATATGGTATCCCTTGTTTGGTTAACCATATCATAAAAGTCTGCCTTTCTGTTTGTATAATAATCTATTGTTTGTTTGTTGGTGCGGGAGCAGCTACAGGTTGAGTTGCTGGTTGTTGCGGTGCAGAAGTTCTTGTACGTGGGCCTGTTTGACGCATAGCTTGAACGGGTTGGGCCGGTGAAGGTGGTTGGATTTTTGCTGCTTCTTGAGAAGCTTTTTGAACACCGGCTTTAAATGCTGGGTTGGTTTTTAAATCTTCTTCCGAGATTTGTATTCCTTTTTTCTTTGCTGATTCAATTACAATCTTGGAAAGATAACCTTCCAAATTTTTTTTCATGGAATCAACTTCTTGAGCGTTTACTTTTATTTCACCTTTAGAAATAGCAGCAGAAATGTCTTTGATGATTGCAGCAAGTGCGGCTTCCATTTCTGGTGCCATCATTTTTTTACCAGCTTCTATTATTTCGGGATTTTTGCTTGCTTTGGTTGCAAGTTGTTTCAAAGTTTCTTCTGAGCCACCAGCAGCTTCAAATTTCTTTATTGCTTCTCCAAAACTTTGAGGAGAAGCTTTTAGTTTGCCAGCCATAGCTTCACTAAAAGCTTTACCAACATCTCCCTTTGGCGCAGGTTTTGGTTGCTCTTCTGTCGCAGTTTCGTTAACGGATCTACCTCCACCTGGGGTTAGATCTTCTATTGCTGCTTGCAATCTCCCACCGGATAAAACATTTCCAACACTGAGAGCGGCATCTAAACCTTTTTCTGCCGTGATTGCGGCTGCTATCGCATTTGCTGGTGACGCAACAAATCCAATACCCCAAAAGTCATCTTTAAAATGGCCCCAATCTTCTTCGATCATTTTCATGCCGTTAGAAAAATGTTGATCCAAAGCACGTATTTGAGCTTGTTCCCAGTTTGTAATTCCATCAAGAAGTTTTTTTGTCGCTATTGGATCATTGAACGGCAAGATAGCAGAAATGGTTCCTAAAACTGCTTTTTTAACACCGCTTATAGCTTGCGTACCTAATTGTGTTATACCTTTTCCAAGAACCGTTGTTATTTTTGGTACGATATCACCTGTTAAAGCACTTGCGGCAGAGCCACGCATCCAAGGATAAAGAACTCCTCCACGACCATCTCCTCCTCCCCCGCCACCACCTCCATATCCTCCACCAAATCCCCAACCGCTGCTATAATGCACACCGCCGCCTCCAGCAGCGCCAGAATCATAGCTACTATCATACCCGCCGTCGCCACCATCATCTTGTTCGGAAACAAAGCGTTCGATTTCTTCTTCAATGATAGCTTTAAGGATCTTCATCCTTTGTTCTTGTAGCTTCTTCTTGTAGAATTTTTGTTTTGCCACCATTTAACGCCCATCCTCTTGGTCTAGACACCCAGTTTGAATCATGTGTTCTTGTAGGATCAATAACTGGTTTGATACCTGTAAGTAGTTCCCACAGTTCCATCGCTTCTTTTTCGATATCGTTCATTATCATTTTCTTGGTGCTTCTATGTCTTTTTGTAAAACCGACATATGGACGATGGTGCCCAGGAACCTGTCTAACGATTTCTTTTTTGATCAAATACCAATCTGTGAGTGAGCCTTGAACATATGAGGCTACATACTCGATCTTTTCTTTTAGAATATTTGACAGTGGCATAATACCTTAGAAGTGCCCTAAATATAAATAGCTGCGAAAAGAGCACAGTTGTACTATGGCTAAAAAAGAAAAAAGTTTCTATCAACGCTTGACGAGATTGTTTCGCTCAGGCCCAGCTATCCGTCGTAAGATCAAAGGTCAAGATTACAAGAACTTCTATGATTCTCAAGTAGTTCAGAACAACCTTGGATATTATGGTGCTGCTGGATTTAAACGTGAAGCATCGCCATTCTCTGTCATGGGCGCATACGGCATTCTTGATCGCATGTCCAGATATGCAGAGTTTGCTGAAATGGAAAACTGTGCGGAAGTAGCATCTGCACTTAATGTTTATGCTGATGAATCGTGCGCTCAAGATGAAACAGGTAAAACGTTTCACATTTATAGTGACAATCAACAAATCCAAAAAGCATTAGAAGAACTTTTTTATGATGTTGTAAATATTGAGTTTAATGCTCGCCGCATGATTAGAAACCTTGTTAAAAACGGGGATTACTTCATGTATGTTGAAGTTGTACCAGACTATGGTGTAATCAACGTAGAACCTCTTCCGGTTAACGAAGTAGAGCGTGAAGAAGGATTTGATAAACACGATCCATATGCTGTTAGATTCCGTCTTATCACAAGAGGCGGCAAGTATCTTGAGAACTGGCAGATGCTTCACTTTCGTATTCTTGGTAACGACTTATTCCTGCCATACGGTACAAGTTTTTTAGAATCGGCTAGAAGACCATGGAGACAACTTACCATGATGGAAGACTCCATGTTGGTGTATCGTCTTGTAAGATCTCCAGAGCGTAGAATTTTTTATGTTGACGTATCTGCTATTCATCCAAACGATGTACCTTCTTACATGGAAGCGGTTAAAGAATCAATGCGTGGAGCTTCTGTTATTGAACAACAGCAAGGCCGTCAAGACTTTCGCTACAATCCTCTTGCAGTAGACGAAGATTACTTTCTACCAACCCGTCCAAACAGTCAAACAAAAATTGAAAACATTGCTGGCGGTCAGAACACAACAGCAACTGAAGATGTTGAATATATTCTGAAAAAGCTTATTGCTGCACTCATGGTGCCAAAAGCTTATTTAACTTATGATGAAGCTATCAGTTCCAAGGCTACATTGGCTCAAGAAGATATTCGTTTCTCCAGAACAGTAGCAAACCTACAAAAGATTGTTCTTGCTGAGATGAATAAGTTGGCAATCATTCATCTTTATTCTCTTGGATTTTCTGGCGATGACTTGATTAACTATGAACTGAAGTTTTCTAACCCTTCCACTGTTGCTGTTCAACAAAAACTTGCTCTTGTAAGCAGTCGAATTGAAATTGCAGCAAAGGCTTGGGAACTGTCAAAAGAAACTGGGATTTATTCAATGAATTATATTCAAAAAGAAATTCTTGGACTGCGCCCAGAAGAAATAAACATCATCAAACAAGAAGCCAAACAAGATCAAGTTACTATGGCTGAATTGAAAAAGATTGCAGAAAATCCACCATTTGATAACAGTATAGAAAGTAGCATCGATATTTTTGACAAGAGCAATTATGACGTTCCAAGTTCCCCATTTGCCCCAGATAAAAAAGAAATCACAAAGGTTGAACGTCAAAACCAAGAAGACGAAAGAGAATATCAGGCAAAACGTGCCAAAGAACGTGAAGAAAAAGGTTATACTTCGGGTCGAGGAGCTCCAATAACCTTTAGCCCAACTCCAAATCTAGATAAGAGCTTCCGTAAAAGTGAAAGAAAGAAAACATTTACAGGTGATCGGGCTCTCTCGCTTCCAAACTTTAAAAATATGTTGGATGCAAACAACAGATATGCCAAAGATCCATATGATATCAAAGGCATGAAAAAATTTGTTCTTGAGTCTGATGACAAGATGCAGCGTGAATTGTTGGGAGAAAACTACACGGGCGTACCTCTATATGGATTGAACAAAGAAATTCAACATGCACTACGTAAGATGCATGAATCCCTTATGAAAAGGACTGTGGATATAAAGGGAGTAGATTTAATCACCGAAAATGAAGATGAAGATTTTGTTGATGAACTATTCGTTATTGAAAATGAATTGAAAACAAAAGAATAAAGCTATTTATCCATAGCTAGTAGCAAGCAGCTATCAAATATATCTGTAATGCAAGGTAAAATAAAATGCAACAAAAGCTAAAACATAACAAGAAACGCAACACCGGCCTTCTCTATGAATTCTTTACTCGTTATATTGGTAAAGCCATTTTAGAAAACAGAGATGGTGATATTGTAAAGGCTAAATCTCTCTTGAAGAAACACTTCAATCGTGGGACTGATCTTTATAAAGAATTAAAGCTTTTCAAAGCTTTAACAGAATCAAAAGTTTCAAGTCGTGATCAAGCTGTGCATTTGATCAATCGTGTTCGTGAGGCTGTCAAATATCAAAGCCAAGCACGTTTGGACCTTGAGAAAACATCTCTTATCCATGAGATCAATTCAAACTTGAACGCCGATCTTTTTTTTGAAGAAGCTATTCCAAACTACAAACAACTTGGAACTATCCAAGTTTTATTGAATACTTGGCGTGATGAAACTCTTAAAGAAAGTGCTGTTGGAGAAACGGTTTTTCTTGAAGAAAAATTGATTGAGTTTATGCTGGAATCCAAACAACATGAACAAGTTCAAGAAACTCTCCAGATGACACCAGCAGATGTAGATCGTCTTGTTGTAAGCATCATGACAGAAAAGGTTAACAAAAAATATAACAACCTTGATCGTGAACAAAAAGAAATTATTCAACTCTACGTGTTCAGCAAGGATAACGCTGAAGTACAAGCTCGCTTAACAGAAACATTGAACAATGTTAAGCGTCGATTCATTGGAACTCTTGCGGCTAATCAACATGAGTTTGAATCGGACAAGGTTCTAATGAACAAACTTCAAGAAATTCGGAAAGAACTCCAAGAAAGCTACAGTGACCCAGCCGTAATCACCGAAGATATGGTGAGTTTTTATCTAGGTCTTTCAAAACTAGAACATGAGGTCAAAGCAAAATGAACGATAAAAAATTCTTACTCAAAGAGTTTACAGCCTTTGAATATAGCGACGATGAAGCAGCCAAACACGAAGAAGGTAAGCCACTTATTTTAAATGGCATTCTTCAAAAGGCAAACACACTCAACCAAAACGGTCGTGTGTATCCAAAACATATTCTAGAACGTGAGATTCGTAACTACGAAAAACTCATTCGTGAGAACCGTGCATTTGGTGAATTGGACCATGCTAATGAACCAATCGTCAACATGAAAAACATCTCTCACGTTATTCGTGAGATCTGGATGGAAGGTGACGTAGTGTATGGCAAGGTAGAAATTCTTCCAACTCCATCTGGGAAGATTATCGAAGCTCTTATCTCTCGTAAGTGCAAACCTGGAATCTCCAGCAGAGCCTTGGGTTCATTGCAACGTGAGAATAATGTCAACGTTGTTCAAGATGATTTACAGATTATTTGCTGGGACTTTGTTAGCGAACCAAGCACTCCCGGTGCATTCATGATGGCCGAAGCAAAGCAATATGATGCAAACGTTGTTAAAAGCATTTTTACCAAGAGTGATCTTGTTGATCGTGCAGCAAACGAAATATTATCACTTCGTAAAAAAATCTAAACGTTATTTGGTCAAATCAAAACTTTCTTGATTATATAAGATAACAAAGATTAAGAAGTGAAGAGTGATATGAAAATTCCAAAAACAGAATTCAAAGCCATTATCAAAGAGTGCCTTAAAGAACTTGTTGCTGAAGGTGCTTTAGATCATATGGTTTCAGGAATGGTTAACGAACGTGCAGTAACCATTCAACAGCAAGCCGTGATGCAAGATCCAAGAGTAATGGCAGCAGCAATGCAATCCGCTGGTGGTAACCCACAACAAGCACATTTAATGCAACAGATCTTTGCTGATACTGCGGTTAATTCACTTCCACAACATATGCGTAATGAAGCTCCCGGTGGAGGGATGGGAGTTAATCTTTCTATGATTAACGAACAACCTTTAGCTCCTTCTACTGGTTATCTTCCACAACGTAATCCATTACCCCCAAGAGATGCTGTTCAACAAATGGTAGCAGGTCCACAAGCATCAGCAAACACACGTTGGGCTAACCTTGCTTTTAATTCACCAATAAGTAACCGTCCCGGTGGATCAACAACCAGTGGAGCAGGTTTCTTACCCGGATCGAAAAAAGGTAACTTCGAATAATCTCCACATATTTCTCATTTTGGTCATAGTTATAGCTGTAACCCTATAGGAGAACAGCACTATGCCAATGTTAGAAGATTCCATCGCTATTAATCCACAGTTCGGTGTTAGAACTTACGCAGAAGGTTTTAAAGGTAACCGTGATCAAACCGGTTTACAACAAGCTTTTGCAACCTCGCCAATTCTAAGCGGCGATTATAATGCAGACAAAGCTGCTGCTGCTTTTGAAGGTCATGGTACAACACTTGGCGGCGCTCCACTTGAAGATAACGGTGCAAACCCTGACTTCAAATACTATCGTCGTAACTTTATTCCACAAGACGGCGCTTCAGAACCAAGCGATCCAGCATACCAATCGCCAAGAGACAAGAATGCTGTTCCAGTAGGTACTGGTACAGGTCTTGGTACAGGTTATTCGCCAACCATTGCATCCCCAGGCGAAGGCGAAGGTACAAACTATGCGGGCGTCCGTAGCGTTTCAGGTCGTCTTCCATTAGCTGTTGACACAGATGCAGAACGCCAAGCTCTTAACCCACCACGTTATATCAACGTAGCCTCTGATGGAACACCAGATGTGAGAACAGTTGGTACAGTAACAGACGGTCGTGGCAACCTTCGCAGATTTAGACTCGGCGTTGGTTCTGCTGTCGGCGTTGACCGTGCTCGCTGAACACACCTATAATATCTAACATTTTGGGTGTGAAACCATATATAAAGAATAGAAAGAAAAATATTAGGAGCTTTATCTCATGACAACCCCTCTATTCCAAGAAGCATTAATCGAAGCAAAAAAACTACGTGAAGCTGCTGCCAACGAAGCAAAAAACGCTGTACTTGAAGCCGTTTCTCCTCTTATCAAACAAATGATTGATAAAGAAATTTCCGGTGTTATCTTGGAACAAGAGGAACCACCAGCACCAGAAACTGCTCCAATGGATGCACCACCTCCTGCACCCGCTGCCCCATCGCCAGATGCAGGAGCAACAGGACCAGTAACCCCAGCACCAGCAGGGGGCGCAGAACCTCCACCACCATCACTTCCAACAATGGCACCAGCAACAGCAATTGGTGTCGGTGCTCCTCCAATCGTACCAGCAGGAACACCTGTTGAAACAAAGATTGAAGCAGATCCAACAACCGGTGAACCAAAAATTGTTATTGATGTTTCTTCAATTTTTGCTCCACAAACCCCAGGAGCTGCTGCAAAAACCCAAGAAGTTGCTCCACCTCCTGCTCCAACAGCAGAATTGCCACCAGCACCAGAAGCTGCTCCCGGTGCTCCTGCTGCCTTGGAAGAAATTTATCGTGCTGTTCAAAAACTTTTAGCTGAGCAACAAACACCACCGGCTCCTCCTGCCGCACCAGCAGACCCAGCAGCAGCAGCAGTTCCTCCAGCAGCACCTCCTGCTACACCGCCCGCTGCTCCACCAGCACCACCAGTTGATGCAGCAGCAACACCGCCCGCCGCACCGCCCGCTGCTCCACCAGCACCGGGAGCTCCAGTGTCGGTAGATGCAACTGTAGCTGGCGCAGCAGGGACACCTCCACAAACTGTTCCAGCGCCTGTGCCGCCAGCAGCCCCAGCAGACGCCGCTGCTCAACAACCTCCTGCAACACCACCTCCTATTGCTCCACAGCCAAATGCAGCGGCTCCAGCAGCAGGAGCAGTGCATGAATATAGACAGTTTAAAAACAAACTAAAACAACTTGAAGAGTCAGTTACTCTTCTAGAAAATGGAAATCGTTCGGTTTTAGCCAAGCAATCTCATGAAAGAGTTATGTTTTCTCTATATGAATCGCTTGTTGGTTTAAAGAATAAGAATGCAATATCCTCCCGACTCTTTGCTAGTAATGAAGGAAGACTGGATTTGCTGCACGAAAATCTAAATTTGATCTATAGTTATACCCAAAATCCACTAACAAAGGGAAAGACAATGAAAAAGAACTCACTAAAAGATTTTGCACGTTCACTTTTTGAAGGTGCTGAAGGTTTCGAAAAAGAAGTCGGTCACGTAGACCCAGCAGGTGACTCTGAAGGCGGTTCAGCAGAACATGCCCATCACGTTTCTGGTAATCCAAAAGGCCACAAGGCCGATGCGGAAAAGGCTCCATTCGCAACAAAAGAAAAAAGCGAATGGCCAGGAAAGCCAGCACCAACTTCTCTTCTTGAACAACTTGAAGAAGAAATTGCTGAAATGATGAGCAGCATGGAAGAAGAAGAAACCGTTGAAGAACAAGCTGAAGGCGATGACATGGAAGAAGCAGTCTTCGAAATTTCAGACGAAGAAGTAATGATGGAAGCACGCAAAGCCCGTGCCCGTCTCAAAGCTCTTCGTGAACAAGCCGAAGAAGAAGCCGACATGGAAGAAGGTGACGATGATCACCTTTCCCTAACAATTGATCTTGATGGCGTATCCGGCACAGAAGTATCAAATGTCAATGTATCGCTTGATGGCGAAGAACTCGACGTTGATATGGCCGGTGAAGAAGGTATGGGCGAAGAAGAAGAAGAAGCAGCCCAACCAGAAGAAGGCGAAGAAGAAGTCGCAATGATGCAAGAAAACAAAGTTCTTCGTAGCCAACTCGCAGAAACACAACTTCTTACAGCACGTTCGCTGTATGTAAACAAGCTTTTCGTTCGTGACGATTTATCTAGTGGTCAAAAGCGCAAAATCGTGGAGTACCTAGATAGTGCAAGAACGCTAGCCGAAGCTAAGGAAATCTACAACCGTGTTGTTCGTGTACTCAACACCGCCAAGAAAAATGGCATGGTAACAGAATCTGTAACATCACGCCCAACACAACTTCTTGCTGAAGCAGCAGGAATTGTAGAACCAAGCTTCGATACCTCACGTTGGCAAATTCTTGCTGGTGTGAAGAGAAACGCAAGATAAGCATATATTTAGAGATTACATACCGATAACAGGTAAAAAATAGGATAAAAGGAGTCTAGAAAATGTCACGTACACTAACACTAACACAACTCGCTGAAGGTATCAACCGTCAGCAATCGGCAGGCGATGATCGCATTGTCGGTAAATGGTCGAAGACAGGTCTTCTTGAAGGTCTTTCGGCTCAAGGTCGTCAAAAAATGGCCCGCCTTTTGGAAAACCAAGCTGTTGCAGTTCTCCAACCCGGCAACCAAATGCTCGCAGAAAACCTCGCTCTCTCAACCGGCGGTGCAAGCCTCGCAGGTTCGGGCCAAGTAGCAGGCTTCACAAACGTAGCATTCCCAATCGTCCGTCGTGTGTTCGCTGGCCTCGTTGCCAACGAAATCGTCTCGGTACAACCAATGTCGCTCCCAAGCGGCCTCTTGTTCTACCTTGATTACACCTACGGCTCGTTCGTCGGTGGTGATGCAGGTACAGCAGCAAACCAATACTCGACAACCGCAGCACAATCGGCAGCAACCTATGCTCGTACAGATTCGATTTACACCAACCCATCGGGTTCGGCAATCCGTACATCGGGTTCGCTCGCAGCAGGTGGCCAATACAACCTTATTGGTTCAGGTTACTCCAAGGTTCACGTTGAAGGCAAACTCCCAACAGGCGTTGTTGCCCTCGGCGCATGGACCGGTGGCAGCACATGGCTAACAGGTTCAGCAGTATCGGCTTCAGCAGGCTTCACAGGTTACAACGCACGTTTCGTTGGTTATGATCCACAACTCCAAGCAGACGTGGAACAAAACCAACTCGATTACTTGTTCCTCGTAGTATCGGCTTCTGCTTTCTCGTCGTGGACAACCGCAGGCGTTGCAGCAGACCTTACCTCGGTCGAACAAATTGCCGTTGTTGGCCTCGGTGGAGGCGCAGGCAACGCAGTTGCAGTACCAGCCCGTTACCAAGGTGGCGTAGGCGTACTCAACTTCCGTCGTTACAACCAACGTGGCAACTGGGTAGATGCAGGTACAGCATCAACATTCCAAGTTGATCCATTCAACGGTTCGCACGTTCTCTTTGCTCTCGCAGTATCAAATGGTGGCGTACTCCCAGCAGACCTTGGACAACCAACCACAAGAATCACAGCATCAGCACCAATCGCTGATACACTCAGCGCAAATGCAGATGGCTCGGTACTCACAATCCCATCGTTTGAATCAAACTTCAACGGTGCAGATTCGTCACCACGTATCCCAGACGTAGACATCAAGATCGATTCAGTTGCAGTAACCGCAACAACCC